ATGGCTACATTCAAAGCGGAGGTGTATGCTCACCAGAAAAGGGAGGATGGCACCTATAACATTAAGATCAGAGTAACCCAGAACAAACGGAAAAAGTATCTGGCTACAGTATGGTATGTGAGTAAGGAGGATCTTACACGCTCTCTGAAACTGAAAAATCAAAAGTACATAGACCTCACGGATGATTTAATAAAAAAGTATCGTGATCGGTGTGATCGTGTCGGTGAGAGGCTAAAGACAATGAGCGTGGAGCAGGTGGTGGATCTTATCACCTCAGACCAACAGGAAAAGTTTGAGCTGGATATAGTGGCGTACACCTGGAAAGTGATTGAGGGGCTGAAAGCCTCTGGGCATGGTGGTAACGCTGCCAGTTATATCATTGCAATCAGATCGCTGGTAAAGTTCGTGGGCAGGGAGAAAGTGATGATCTCAGAAATTACGGTAAAGTTCCTGAATGATTGGATAGCCTGGATCGGTAAGCAGCCGAATGTTACCAGGGGTTATGTACAGCACAACTACCTTAACAGGATGAGGGCGATTCATAACCGAGCTAAAAAGGAGTTCAACGATGAGGATGCTGGTATTATCAGGATTCCAAACTCTCCATTCAACCATATTGATTTTCCAAAGCTGCCAGCTCCCAGGAAACGAGCTTTGACTATTGAGCAGATCCAGGCGATAGCTAACCTGGAGTATTCAAAGATCATGCAACCAGGTACCAATAGATTCAACTTTGCCAGGGATATGTTTCTGCTGAGCTTCTGCCTGGTTGGTATCAATGCTATAGACCTGTATAATTGTACGGACTGCAAGGATGGCAGGATCACCTACCAGAGAACAAAGACAAAGGAGAGGCGTGTGGATAAGGCAGAGATCTCCATCAAGATAGAGCCAGAGATCCAGGCACTGGTAGATAAGTATAGGGATCCATCTGGTGAAAGGGTGTTCAAGTTCTATAAGATGTACTCCAGTTTAGATACGCTGAGTGCTGCCATTAACAAGGGGCTTAAAAAGATCGGTGAGCTTGTAGGTGTGGATGATCTGGAGTTTTACGCTGCCAGGCATTCCTGGGCTACCATAGCCCTTAATGATGCAGAGGTGGATAAGTACACCGTACACACTGCCCTTAACCATGTGGATGATTCTATGAGGGTAACAGATATGTATATACGCAAATCCTGGGATCCGATAGATAAAGCAAACAGGAAAGTGCTGGATCTGGTACAGCTTTCACTTGGTAAGGTAGAGGAGCCTATATATTTGCCTAAGCAAAAATAAGAATTTGCCTAAGCAAAATTCTGTAATACATTGAAAATCAGTGTAGGCTATGTGTGTAATTTTGCCTAAGCAAAACAAGTAGCAAACGGATAAAATATAAACTTTTGCTGATTATCAGCTATTTACGGAAATTTGCCTAAGCAAATGGTTAAGCAAAATGATTTTGCCTAAGCAAATAGGGGTGTTTTGCCTAAGCAAATTTTTATAACTCGCTGAAAATCAATAGTGGCATACTGGTAAAAATGCCTGTTTTGCGTTTTGCCTAAGCAAAAGTATATCATTTGCCTAAGCAAAAATTTGTAAAGTGTTGATAATCAGTAATGGCTTTATCTGGTTTGAATATAGTTTTGCCTAAGCAAAAGCACCCATTTTGCCTAAGCAAAAGTTTTGAGCTGCTATACATATATACTATAATATATATAAGAATAAATATATAATAAGGTTATAGTATAAGTATATAGATAGGGGGTGTGGGGGAAAGATAGAAAAAGGCGATACCTGAAATATGGTACCGCCTTTCTTGTTGTTAGTCCTTTGCGAACATTTTGCCAACTCCAGTAAGAAGCCATCTGGCACTTACTCCGTACTCCCTTACCATAGGTTGCAACCAGGAAACCTGAAACCAGCCACGATCAAGATCTTTTCTCTGGGCTATAAAGTTTCTCCTGTCTATTTCGTACAGCCTACAGTAGGTGTTTACGCCTCTGATCTTTTTGCTCTCTATAATGGCATCCAGGGCACTATAGAAGCGTTCCATAATCTGTTTGCTCACTGTAGTATTCATTCTATGGTTGCTTCAAACATACATCTATATCCTGTTTCGTTCACAAAAAGATAAACTCCTACTTTATGTGCTCCGTATTTCTTAACAGATTTCTTTTTGAATAGGGGTATGTTGTACTCCACATTCGTATCTGAGGAGATATTTTTGTAGATCTTTGATTTTGGGGGTATGGTGGTTTTTCCTTTCGGTGAGTTCTTGAATGCTAAAACGGTATCATCAAATATAATCGGATAACTGCTCTCTCCACTCAGGAGCATTGTTTTATCCCAGTCTATTTCTATTGGCTGATCCGTTAGATTCTTTATGCCTAAATCTATAAAGAAATTCAGGTTGTCAAAACCAAATTCAACCTCTATCGTATCGTTCACCAGCTTTAGTGTTTCACTTTTGGTTGGCTCTATCATCCTGAGATAGCAGCCAGCTACTTTTACCTGGGCTGTGGCTGATACGATGCAAAAAACGCCCAAAATGGTTGCTAAAATCTTTCTCATAGTGCAATGCTTTTAAGTGGTTGCAGATCCTCTATAAGCTCCAGTAGGGGTTTATCAGGGTGATCTTTAATTCGTGCCTCAGTAGAAGCGTTAGCGATCTCTGTTTGTACCTCCAGGATTCTATCAGAATTTACCTGGTAATTTGTGGTGATAACCTCTTTGTAGAGGTCAATAACCATTCTGTAATACTTTTCCATATCTAAACTATTTAACCGACATACAAAGTAAAACTCTGTAAACTCCGTGTATATCCTCCCAGGCTACTTCAAACGGAGCGAAAATAGGATCTGTGTTTATAGAAACACATCGCACATATCCATCCTTTTGAGAGGGTACCAGGACTTTCACGACAACACCGTTACAGGTATCAAGCACATAAACCTTACCCCACTCTATGAAAGCCTTTTCGTTGATTCTCTTAATAAAGATCTGAGATCCGTTAGGATATTCTGGAGCCATACTATCACCACTGATCGGCATGGCGAAATCTGCTCCTCTGATCGGTGATACAACCTTTTCACAATCGCTCTCCTTAACAGATACTACAAAATCATTCAAGCTGCCTCCCTGGGCTGCTATTGGAAGCAAGGGTATCAGCTTTACAGTGATCTCCTCGCTTGTTTCGCTATCTCCTGGAGTTTCCAGAGTTCCCTCACTATCTCCAGTGATCAGCATTTCGCCTACACCGCTTTTCAGCCAGGCTATATTAAGTTCTGGGTAAACCTCTTTGATTTTCTGTAGTGTGTTTTCTCTAATACTATCTCCCACTTTGTTTGCCCATCCGTTACTCATTCCGATAGAGATCTCAAACTTTTGCTGCCCCAGTTTCTTGTAACGCAAAAATTGGAGCAATCTTTCTTTAGTTTCGCTCATAATTACCGAGTTTAATTCTAATTTGAAAATCAATTACTTACACTTTTTCGCAAAAATAATTAGAAAATAATTCAGGAAAAGTTTGGATTATTAGAATTATTCTCTGTATCTTTGCGGTACTATTTAGGGAATAGTGGTGCAAATATAGTGAAAATGTGTTTGCCGAACATAATTAACCGAGTAAAAAATGAAAAAAAGTACATTCAGAAAAATCTATGACAAGCTGCCAGCTCAAAAGGTGGTGGCTCCAAAAACAGAGTGGGTTAAGCGGATGGCTGACATTTGCAAGGTACATCCAACAACTGTACGCTGTTGGCTGGCAGGCACACAAAAGCCTGATGCACTCAGAATCTCTTTGCTCTCTAAGGAGCTTGGAGTAGCAGAAAACGAATTGTTTAACTAATCAAAATGCAACACCGATTATGAAAGCAGAAACTTTAGGAAATCTTATTTGGGTAGCTATCTGGGCTATTCTTGGTTTATCAGCTCTTATTGGAGCTATCTTCTTTGGTGCGTACTGGCATTTCTTTACTGCTGGTATGTGCTTCGTTATGGCTATTGTTCTCTATAACGATGATGCCTACGGATGCGAGAGCGTGAAACATTACTTTGAAAAGGTTGCACGAGCTAAAAGAATCCGATAATGCAAATCACTTTGGAATTATACGAGCTTAAAAATCTCTGCTCAGAAATGGCAGAGCTTGGTGCTGCTAACTATGTTAAGCAGACTAAGCCCTCTGTGGATCTTATTTCACAGAGAGAGGCGTACAGGCTATTTCAGGAGAGCCGTGTGAAACGCTGGGTGCAAAAGGGTTTCATTACAGGTAGTAGAGGTGGAAGCTCAGCAAATTCTAAAGTTCTCTACTCAATGGCTGATCTCATGGCAGCCGATAAATCAGAAAAAATCAACTCAATCATTAACAGGTAATTGATATGCGAACAATCAAACTGAAATCCTTATCCCTGGTAAATTTCAAGGGAGTAAGAAGCCAGGAAATCAATTTCTCCGATCAGGTAACTGTAGTGTGTGGAGATAATGGTACTGGTAAGACTACTGTGTTTGATGCGTTCCTGTGGCTGCTGTTCGGTAAGGACAGTACAGGTCGCTCAGATAGTAATTTCAACATTAAAACACTGGATCCCAAGACTGGAAAGCCTATTCTACACCTGGAGCACTCTGTTACTGGTGTGCTGGATGTGGATGGCACCGAAATCAAGCTACAGCGTTGCTATGTGGAAAACTGGGTTAAGCCCAGAGGTACTACAGAGGAAACTCTACAGAATCACAAGACAGAGTATTTCCTGAATGATGTAAAACTGGCTACCAAAAAGGAGTATGATGCAGAAATAGCAGCTATCCTCCCTGAGGATCTTTTCAAGATGGTAACAAATCCTTTCTGCTTCACCTCATTAAAGCCAGATGTGCAGAAATCTATGCTCCTGGATATGGCTGCTGGCAGTGTTACCGATAATGAGGTAGCCCAGCTCAAACCTGAATACCTGGAGCTGCTTGCTCAGCTTTCTGGGCGTTCACTGGCTCAGTATGCCAAAGAGGTAGCTGCTAAGAAAAGAGCTTGCAAGGATGAGCTGGCAGTGATACCGAGCCAGATAGACACTGCAAACAGATTGAAGCCAGAAGCTGAGGACTGGGTAGCCCTGGATGCAGAGCTGGCAGAAAAGAAGCAGCGAGTGGCTGATATTGACAGCCAGATCTCCGACAAATCTAAGATCAACGAACAGGAGTATAGCCGTAAGGCTGGCATTCAGAAGCAGATCGGTGAAAAGAAGATCGCCATAGCTAACAGAGAGAATGCTATCCGTAGCCAGGCAAGCCAGGGAGCACATGAGGCTGATATAAAGATCCGAGATCTGGAATATAAGCTGAGAAACCAGGAAGCAGACCTACAGAGAAAGAGATCTACCCACTCCTCTATAGAGGCTACCATAACAAGCCTGGATAACGAGCTGAACACATTGCGTGGGCAGTATCGTACAATCAATGCTGAGCAGATCCAGTACCCTGAGGGTGCTTTTGTGTGCCCTACCTGTAAGCGACCTCTGGAGGTTGAAGATATGGAGGCTAAGCAAAGAGAGCTACAGGCTAATTTCAACCAGGTTAAGGCTGAAAAGCTCCGTAAGAACAAAGAGCAGGGCGTGGCTAAGGCAAAGCAGAAAGAGCAGCAGCAGATCCAGCGTGAGAATACCCTGGCTGAGATAGCAGCTCTGGAGCAGCAGATCACCACTACAAAGGGGCTGATAGAACAGGCGAGAGCTAACAGACCAGAGGCACCAGATGTAAATCTGCTTATCTCCAGCGATCAGGAGATTATAGACCTCCGTAACGAGATTACCGAGCTTGAAAACCAGCTCACAGTAGATGTAAAGCCTGTAGATACCTCAGAACTCCAGCAAGCTAAATCGGTGCTTAATGAGAATATCCAGGAGCTTTACAAACGCCTGGCTAAGCGTGAGCAGATAGAGCGTGCAGAGCGTGAAATAGAGGCTCTGGAGGAGAAACGAATCCAGAACAACCAGAAGCTGGCAGACCTGGAGAAATGGGAATATACAGCCCTATCTTTCCAGAAAGATAAGGATGCAAAACTCCTGGAGCGTATAAATGGGCTGTTTAGATTGGTATCATTCTCTTTCGTGGATGAGCAGCTTAACGGTGGTGAAAAGCTCACCTGTGTATGTACGGTGAACGGCACTCCATATCCTGATGTGAATGCTGCTGGTAAGTTGAACGCTGGACTGGATATTATCAATGCCATTTGCCAGGCAAAGGGTATCAGTGCTCCGATCTTCATTGACAACAGAGAGAGTGTAAATCAGATCATACCTACCATATCCCAGGTTATCAATCTGGTAGTAAGTACAGACAAAGTTTTAACCATAAAATAATCAGCTATGGCACAACAAGCAACAACACAAGTGGTACCGACTGCAACGAGCCAGGCAGGACAGGTAGCAAAGAATCAGAGAGGTGTAGATCTCCTGAAAAATATGCTCAATGCAGAGAGCGTACAGGCTCAATTCAAGAATGCTCTGGGTAAGAACTCTGGCACCTTTGTAGCCTCAGTTATTGACCTCTACAACGGAGATAAGAGCCTCCAGCAGTGTGAGCCTAAGGCGGTGGTTATGGAAGCCCTGAAAGCTGCTGTATTGCATTTGCCTATTAACAAGGCTCTGGGCTATGCTTTTATCATTCCTTTCAACAATAACAGAAAGGTGAAATATACCGATGAGCAGGGTGTGGAGAGAGAACGATGGGAGAAAGTGATGGAGCCTACTTTCCAGATCGGTTACAAAGGATTGATCCAGCTTGCAATGCGTACAGGGCAGTACCGTACACTCAATGCCGATGCTGTGTATGAGGGTGAGCTGAGAAAGGTAAATAAGCTCACTGGAGAGATCGCATTTGATGGTGAACGCACCTCTGATAAGGTTGTAGGCTATTTCTGCTACTTTGAGCTGCTTAATGGCTTTGCCAAAACTCTCTATATGACAGTTGAGCAGATGGCTATGCACGCTAAGCGTTTCTCTAAGGGATTGAAAAAGGAAACTACAGTAGAATCCCTTATTAACCTGGCAGCTCTCCCTGTATCTGACAGCAACGCTGTAGGCTGGATGGGTAATTTCCACGGAATGGCTATCAAAACAGTTATCCGTAACCTCCTGAGCAAGTACGGCTATCTCTCTGTAGAAATGCAGAACGCCATAGCTGATGATTGCGAGGGTGAAACCTCTGGTAGTGCTCCAGAAGATCAGACACCAGTAGTATTGAATGCAGAGGCGGTGGTATATGAGGATGTTTCACAACAGGGACAGTTGCCAGCTCCAGCAGCAGATCCTCAGGAGGTAGATCCAGGCTATTAAGATATGGAACTGAAAGTATTAGGCAGCTCATCCAGCGGTAACTGTTATATCCTGGATTGTGGGAACGAGGCTCTGATATTGGAGGCTGGGATCCGCTTTCTGGAGGTGAAAAAAGCCCTGGATTTCAACATACGCAAGGTGGTGGGCTGCCTGATTACTCACCAGCACAACGATCACGCTAAGTATATCAAAACGATGGTGGATAATGGCTTTTATACGCTGGCACTGCCTGAGGTATGGGCTGCAAAAGGCATAGAGAGCACACGATCTATCACCCTGGAGCTGGGTAAGGGCTACAAGTTTGGCAATTTCAAGGTGCTGCCATTCAACGCTTACCACGATGTACCATGTGTGGGTTATCTGATAGATCACCCTGAAAGTGGAAAGATAATGTTTCTCACAGATAGTTGTGCGTGTGAGTACCGTTTCAAGGATCTAAGCCACATTCTCATAGAATGTAACTACTCTCATAAGAAGCTCACAGAGGCTATCAGAGCAGGGCGTACACTCCTATCACAGAGAGAACGACTGCTGACCTCTCACCTGGAGCTGGATATGTGTAAGGAGATCCTGGCTACTACAGACCTATCAAAGGTGGAGAACATTGTTCTGATCCACATATCTGATAACAATGCCGATGAGCAGCTATTTGTATCGGAGGTGGAAAGGACTACTGGAAAGGCGGTTTATGCTGCCAGGAAAGGTTTAACAATAAATGTACAGCGATTATGATTCAAGGTTTCCAACAACAGACACAACCCCTATCACAATATGAGCAGGAGATCCTGGTGCCTATCGTGGTAAGAGGACTACAGACAAAGGTAGGAAAGGCAAACTCCATTACGAATAAAGAGATCTGTTCTGCCCTCAAAGAAAAGGGCTACAAGGTAGATACTCCGAGGCTTCGTAAGATCATAAATCACATAAGGGTTTCAGGACTGGTAAGGTGCGTGGTTGCTACCAGTGATGGCTACTACATTGCTACTACCAGAGGAGAGGTAGAGGACTACCTGAAAAGCCTGGAGAATAGAGAGGGTGCTATCCATGCGGTAAGAATGAGCCTGGAAAGTCAAATGAAATTCTTATGAGAAAGGTACAGGTAGAGAAAAGGAACGGCTTATTTGATCTCAAACCTCTGTATGAGCTATTCAAGCAGTTTTGCGATGGTATCTACAGGATTGAGGTTAAGAAAGTACGAAAGCCCAGATCTAACGATCAAAACGGCTGGCTCTGGGGCTGTATCTATCCTATGCTGCTGGATGCCTTAATAGATGCTGGCTGGGAGTTCGTGAGCGTGGAACAGGTACACGAGTTTTTCAAGGCTCAAATGACAGCCGATAAGGTGATAAACAAGCATACTGGAGAGATCATAGAGTTTCCTGGATCCACTGCCACGATGGACACAGTTACATTTTCTACCTATTGTGAGAAACTGAGAGAGTATGCCAGAGAGTATTTAGGGGTTGAGATACCAGATCCTGATCGCTATTGGAAAACCAATGAAAAAAATATCTAACACTGCTGTATCTGAGCTGATACGCTTGATACCGATACTGATAGAGCATATTCCACCAGGGCAGAGCCTGAGAGTGCAAAATGCGATAAGATTAGCTAAGAGATTGATAACAAAATTAAAGAAATTGAAAGATGAACAAAATTGAAATTTCAAAACAGAATGTAGAGGCTGCCTACAAGGTGGCTGATGAGAACGGAAAGAAGCTGCTGGATGCTTTGTTTGGCAAGGCTGCAAAGGCGAACACTCCTAACCTGGATGATTATAAGAGTATCAAGACCTATGAGGATGCTTGTGAAGCTCTGGGGCTTACTCCTATCTATTCTGATAAGGATGCAGAAAGAGCCGTTTGTGAACATATCAACGATCACTGGGATTACCGCCAGACTATGCCAAAGCACATTATAGCTCTTATGAAGCTGGAAACTATTGCTAAGGCTCTCTGGGGCAGAAACTGGGAGCCTAAGCCAGATGCAAGTGGTGATACATGGTTTTGGTACCCATACTTTGCTTTATGGACTGAGAAAGAGATCCAGGATCTCAACAAGGATCAGAGGGGTGCCCTCCTGTCTGCTGGTGCGAGTGATGGTGCGAATGCGGGTTTCGGTTATCTGAATACGAGGCGTCGCTCCTCGAATGCGTATGCGCACATTGGGTTCCGCTTGTGCCAAGAAACGGAAGAAAAAGCACGCTATTTCGGTACCCAGTTCGTTGAGCTGTGGGCTGAATACCTGGCATTCAATTTCACTACTGGAGAACGCTTAAAGTAACATATTATTCACCATTAAAAAGTTTCAGGAATGAAAGACATTATGTTAGCGGATTCTCCTGTAGAGGAAAGAGAGGAGATCCTGAGAAACAGTTGCGATCAGATTCTGGAAAGAAGCTACACCAGAAAATTTGATCAGGCTGAGATTAACGAAAGGCGTGCTGAGCTTTCCAATGTGCTTATTCAGATTAACGATCTGGATATGGAGCTGGCAGAAATCAAGGCAGAGTACAAAGGCAAGATCAAGCCACTGCAAGAGCGAATTACCAAACTCCGTGATGAGCTGAAAGTGGGCGGTGATTGGATCAAGGGCGATTGCTTCAAGTTTGTAGATGAGGAGGAGGGAATGGTAGGTATCTACTCTCCAGAGGGCTATCTGCTTGAACAGCGACCTATGACACAGGATGAAAGACAGCGAAATGTATTCCGTGCCATCAGAACAGGAACAGAGGGATAGTATTAACCACTAATAATTTCAGAAAATGGAAAAAGAAGAAAAAGGCTTGACCGTAAACATTGAAAACTACACTGGTGAAAAGCCTATTGAGGTAATCTACAGAACAGGTGTAGCAGCTAAGGCTCAGGAATCATTGCCTACTAAGGAGCCAGTGAAAGTGAATATCTCTGGTGTGATCTCCACTCCTTTTGACTGGTTGGAGAAACGCATAGACCTGGTGGATCAGAAGCGTGCAAATGTGCTGGTGAATCGTGAGAGTATGACAATCACCCTCACAGTGAACGAAGATGATGAGTACACTAAGGGCGTGCTGAAAGGTACAGTAGAGCTTTCTGAGGTGTTTAAGAAATTCAACATCAACGGAAACACTGGCTGGAATCCTAACAAGCTGGGGCAGTTCTTACGCCTTAACAGAGGTGTGTTTGCCGACAAAGAGCAGTGCATGGTGCTCGTTACCAAACTCAAAAACTTTACAGCCAAAGCAAAGGCTGAGATCCAGAAACAGCGTGATCCATCTGGCTCAATGGCTGAGGTGTACAGAACGGAGGTAGAGAGCAACTTACCTAAGAGCTTTACTATCGTGGTGCCTATCTTCAAGGGTACTGCAAAGACAGCGATAGAGGTAGAATTTGATCACTATCTCGTGGATGGTGAGGTAGCTCTACAGCTCGTTTCTCCAGGTGCTAATGAATGTGTAGAGCAGTTCAGAGATAACTGCCTGGATGAGGTGATTAACAAGATCCGTGAGATCGCACCAGAAATCCCAATTTTGGAGGTATAAGACACTGTAAACTCAGAGCTGGGTAGTAACCCTGCCCAGCTCATAAAAACTAACATAATGGCTAAAAAAACAACAAATAAACCGATGCCTCTTGATACAGGGGAATGGCTAAGCCCCAGGATGAGGGTGCTGCCTCCAGATGTGAGGGGGCTGTGGGTTGATCTGTTGTGCTGTATGTGGGAGAGTTCAGAGCGTGGCGTTATGGTGAAATCCAACCAGGTTGCACACACCAAACAGGAGATTATACGCATGATCGGTGTGGATGCTACAGGTAGTGATGCCTGGCTGGATCTATTAGTGGAAAACGGATTTTGTGCTGTAAGGGAATCCGATGGAGCTTATTACAGTAGGCATATAGTGAGGGAGGAGAATATCAGAGCCAAAAGGCGTGAGGCTGGAAAGAAAGGAGGAGAAATCACTAAGGCTAAGATCTTCTCTGGCGATGCTGAAAAGCCTGTAGCTCCAGTAGTTCCTGTTCCTGTAAAGGTTGAAAAACCACCAGAAACTCCACCACCTACAGACCAGCAACAGAAGAAAACAGAAAAAGTTAAGAAAAAGAACTATGCTGAATTTGTAACTCTTACAGATGATGAGTACAAAAAGCTGGTTGATAAATATACTGAGCCTGCTGCTAAAAGAATGATAGAAATCCTTGATAATTACAAAGGATCAAAAGGTAAAAAATATAAATCAGACTATAGGACTATTCTTAATTGGGTAGTTGATAGATATTATGAGGAGGTAAATAAAAATGGAACTCGATGGATTCAAACTTACGGAGGAAAATATAATACAAGCAATAAAGCAGTTCCAGGAGGAACGCAATATGCTAACCAGTCAACAGGCGAACATGGAGATATGGAAACACCGAAAGACTATTCTCAGAGGTTTTAAGTATGACATGACCGATGAATCTCAGTACTCTTTGCATTCCGCAATGATTAAAGAGATTGGTAATAGTTATATGTTCAGAGAGTTTTCACAATTTGATATAGATGATCATAACAGAAATGTACTTCGTTTTCTGCTTTACTATTTCAATGGGTGTAAACGTGCTGAGGAAGTATTTCCAAACGAACACTATAAAATTCACAAGAACATTTTACTTGTCGGTGAGCCAGGAACAGGAAAGACTATGATAATGCAGATCTTTTCTGATTATCTTAAAATGACACGAAATGAAAACAGCTTTCAGAATATAAGTTCTACACAGCTAATGAACTACTATAAGCTGAATGGGCACATAGATAAATATACATACAATGAGGGAGCAAATAAAGACAGCTTTGAGGGATCTCCTTTCAATGTGTGTTTGAATGACATTGGGCTTATGACTGAAAATCAAAAGAGCTATGGAACTACACTTACACAGGTAACAGATGAGTTTCTTTTTGCAAGATATGAGATCTACCAACAGTTAGGCAAAAAGTATCATATCACAAGCAACCTATCTGTTAAGGGTTTTAAGGAGCGATTTGAGGGGCGTTTGGTTGATCGTTTCAAATCATTCAATGTAATAGAACTACACGGAGGTAGTAGAAGAAAATAAACCAGGTAAATTGCAACATATATTTTCGGATCATGGATAAGAAAAAAGTAATACTGACCTTATGTAAAGTTTTCCCAGTAACACATTCCAGAGCTGGTGAAAAAACAGGCTTTGAACAAAAGCTGAAAAATGGAATAAAGAAACATACCATACGATACAACGCTAAAGATGTATGGGATAAAAGATACAATGATATTTCTAAAAGCAAGAAATATCTGAGTGTTAGAGAGTGGACTGGCAGACCGTATAATTCTGAACAGAGAGAGTTTGCCAGGTATGATAAAATAGGACTGCAGAAGATAACAATGACATATAGCAGCACTGATGAAGTTCCACAGTGTTGGGTTGATGGAAAACAAGTTTCCGCTTATGATCTGGCAAAGAATGACGGTTTGAGTGTTGAAGATTTTACTGAATGGTTTTTTGGCTGTAATAAGGGAAATGTATTTGATGGTGTTATAATTCACTTCACTGATTTTAGGTATTGATATGGATTTGGAAGAAGCAAAAGAACTTTTAGGTGATGAGCTTTGCGATTTTTGCCCTTGGAAAAATGGAGAAATAGATCATTGTTGTGATTCTTTGTGTGAGGGTTCTTATTGTGAAGAAGCCTATGAGTATTTTATGGATGAAAATGAGCAATTCTTTGATAGTGATGAGTGAAGAAATTAGACACTGTAGCGATTGCGAATACTTCTGGTCTAATCCTCAGTGTGCGCAGATGTACTGTTGTAAGCTACAAAAGAAAATAACAGCGAGAAAGAAACCATGTAAATATTATAAAAACTATTATACGAAAGATGGAAACGAATGTGACAAAAAGGACTGATATATTCCTGATAGATCCCAGAAATATAGTCGTAATGGATAATTTCAATGTTCGTAGAGATTTTGATCTTAACGAGCTGAAAGAACAGATCAAGGCTAAGGGAGTGCTTAACCCTATTACCGTAATCCCTTTCAAGGATGAGAACGGCAAAGAGCTTTATAAGCTGGTGGATGGAGAGAGGCGTTATCGTGCCACTATGGAGGCTATTGGAGAGGGTGCAAACATTCCCTGGATCAAGGCTCTCAAAGCTCCTAAGGATGCCACTACTGAGGATCTGTATATAGAGCAGATGATGCGAAATGAGGGTAAGCGTTTCACTGAGTATGAATGTGCCCTGATGTTTCGCAGATTCAAAGAGGAGTTTGGTTACAGCCAGGTAGAGATAGCGGATAAGTTCAAGAAATCCCCAGCTTTCGTAAGCAAGTGCCTCTCTCTCCTGGATCTTCCACCATACATACAGGAAAAGATCGTGAGAGGTGAGCTTTCGGCAAAGGCAGCCAGGGAGATCGCTTCAAGCTATGAAACCCCAAAGGAACAGGTAAAGGCTGCAAAGTCGGCTGTGGATTCTGCCCTGAAACAGGGTAAGGCTTTAGCGACAAACAAGGAGGTGCTGGGAAACCTCAAAGATTCCAGAGAGGCTAAGAGTATTTCCGAGGCTCTGAGAAAGGTTTGGGCTTACCTGGATGGTGGCAGTACCCTGGTAGATATTGATGCCCTGGCAAAGCTGCTGGATAAGACAGAGAGCCTGAGCCAGGCGATGCGTGAATACAAAAAGCAGATGTAGCTATGGGAAAGATAGAGGTTACTATACCATTAAGCAGTGAGAGAAAGCCAGGAGCACCGAAAGCGAAACTGCCCAGGAAACTCAAAAAGGACATTATCAAGGTGGCTGGCAGAACTGCCTACAGGGAAATGATTGCTAAGATGCAACAGTATTACAATGCGTTTGGATATAGAAAGTTTAACATAAAACGGACAAAAGGATGAAAGTGTTATTTTTTGACCTGGAAACTACAGGTGTGTTGGTAAATCTTCACGGCATTCACCAGATAAGCGGTGCTGTAGTGATTGATGGAGAGGTCAAAGAGAAATTCAATTTCAAGGTACAGCCGAAACCTGGTGCTAAGATTGATGCAAAAGCCATGGAGGTGGGCGGTGTTACCGAGGAGCAGATCATGGCTTACCCTCCTATGGGAGGGGTGTACAAGCAGTTTGTGGCAATGCTCACTAAGTATGTGGATCGCTTCAACAAAAAGGACAAGTTTTTCCTGGCTGGCTTCAATAACGCTCACTATGATAATGAGTTTCTGAGAGCCTGGTTTACCCAGAATGGCGATAAATACTTTGGATCCTATTTCTGGAGCAACAGCCTGGATGTAATGGTGCTGGCTACTCCTTACCTGGCAGCTCAGCGTGCCGATATGGAGAATTTCAAGCAGGGTACCGTAGCTAAGGCTCTGGGGATCCAGGTGGATGATTCAAGGCTCCACGATGCAGAGTATGACATAGAGATCTGTAAGGCTATCTATGATATTGTTTCACCGTATAAATTATAAAGTTATGGAAGAAAAGAATTTGATTGATCCTATTGAGGAAACAGGTGCACCAGCACCAGGTAGAGTTAAGGTATTCTATCCTGAATACTGGGCAAAGCGTAAGAACAGGCTTAACCCAAAGCTGGTTAATGAACTGGAGGAAACGGCTGGAAGAGAGCCAGAGGTTACGGATGATCACGGATCATACAAGCCTGGTACATTCCTTTTCAAGAATACCGTAGTAACAGTACGCAGAGAAAGTGGTATGTGGAGCTGCCATATCTTTAGTGAGCATCCTATAGGATTGCCACTCATTAAGGAGGTGCGATATAAGTTCCTGCCAGATAACTGCTGTATGGCTCAGTTGTTCGGTACCAGATATGAAAGCAACGAATTAAAGGGTGTTGTCCTATATGAGCTGCCAAATGCAACTCCTGAGGATGTAGAGGAGGTTGTGGAATGATCTTCATAGGGATTGACACAGGCGTTAATACAGGGATAGCTGTTTGGGATAACCGAAAGCGATCTCTGGAAAGCGTTTCCAGCACCGAGATTCATAAGGCTATGGAGGAGGTGAAGCACTGGAAAGGTGTAGCTGAGGAGGCTGGCACAAAGCTCGTGGTAAGAGTGGAGGATCCAAGACAGCGTACCTGGTTTGGCACTGAGAATATGAGCAGAGAGGAGGAGCGAAAGAGGCTGCAAGGAGTTGGATCTGTTAAGCGTGATGCCTCTATCTGGGATGCCTTTCTCAAAGATCTGGGTGTAGAGTATGAAATGGTAGCTCCAAAGCGTAACGCTACAAAGATGTCGCATGAGTATTTCTGCTCTATTTCTGGATGGAAAAAGCGTACCAATGAGCATGGTAGGGATGCTGCTATGCTTGTTTTGGGTTACTAAGTAAATTTTTATTGCCTTAAAGTGTGTCTATCAAACACATTTTGCTTATCTTTGCATTATTAACCAAGTAAACATTAAAGATATGGTTTTCGTGATTATCCTTTTAGTAGTGCTTTTCCTGGCTTTCTGGTGGCTGGGTGGCAAAGAGTTGGTAGGTGAATGGCTTACTGGTTTATTTCCTGTGGAACGCCTGAAAAAGGGCGATAAAGTAGATGTTTTCCTGGATGGTAAATACAACAGGACAGCAACGATCACAGGTGTTACCTCTGGCTCTATGCTTATCTATGACAGGCTGCCTCTCCCAGTAGATTACAGGGGCACATTTTACGCTACTGGAGTGGATCAGAACGATGGCAGTAAGCTGGTATATGTGAAAAACCGAAAGCATTTCAAGCTCGTGCGTGCTGCTGAGCTGGTGAAAAAGGTTTTCAATGTGCTGGATGATGCAGAAAACCTGATACCAGAGGATCCTGTAATGGTGGAAGCTGCTACAATGGGAGCTGCTGCCGATCCTGAATAAGAAACCGAAACAGAGGAGGCTGGCGATGGTTTGTAGTGAGATCCAATATCTGGCACTATCTGAGATTGATTTGCTCCCAGAGAATCCCAGGACTATCACAAAGGCAGATTTTCAACGCCTGGTAGATAGTATCAAGATCAACGGATTCTGGAAGCACCGACCTCTGGCACTCGTTAGGCGTGGTGAAAGGCTGGTAGTTCTGGCTGGCAACCAACGCCTAAAGGCTGCCAGAAAGCTCAAATTACAGAGCGTGCCCTGTGTTATCTACTCTGAAACCACAAAGGATGAGGAGCTGGATATTATTGCCAGGGATAATATCAATAACGGAGAATGGGATTACGGCATACTCCAGACCTCTGAGGAATGGGCTGCTGTAGATTTTGACTTTATGGGCTTGACTATCCCAGAGGAGAAAGAGGATAAGCCGAAAAAGCGAAAGAAGCAGGAGGAGCCAGAAGATGAGGATCCAGAGGATAATCAGGAGGCAGAGGAGGACAGCGAAAGCGAGGATGAGGAGGATAACGAAAAGGAGGCTTTCTACAGATCCATGTTCAAGGATGTGCTGTATGAGAGCGATAACATTTTTGAGATCCCTAACCTCCTCCTGGAAATGCAAGCAGGAAAGGTGGAGCTGCCTCTATCTCCGTGGGGAGCCAATAGCAGACTGAGAAAGGATGTGAGCACCTATCATTTCTATGTGGATGATTACAGGTTTGAAGCTCTGTTCAAGGATCCGATCAAGCTGCTGGCGAGTGGCTGCAAAGCTGTAGTAGAGCCGAATTGTAGCTGCCACGATCAAACGCCTATAGCCTGGGGCATTCAGCTTATCTACAAAAAGAGGTGGCTGTGTCGTTATCTCCAGGAGTGCGGTATCAAGGTTTACGCAGATCTTAATGTTTCGCATAAGTTCATTGAATATAATAAAATGGGGATCCCTAAGGGATATAATGCCTTTTTCACTCGTGGGCTGGATGGGTGGATGGAAAGCCTTAAATCGGATCTCCAGGTAGCTCAGGAAATCTCAGGACTGGAACGCCCTAACCTTATTGTGTATGGTGGAGGTGCGGAAATTCAGGAGTTCTGTAGGAAACATGGGCTACTCTATGTAACCGATTTTATAAATGCAAAAAAGTAAACTATGGGCAGAAATTCTGGAGGAGTAGGTGCCAGGGGTGGCTTGCAACCTGGTGATGCTGCCTACAAAGGATCAATAAAGAATGTGGAATCCCTGATTAAGATTAAGGATCCTCAGGTGTACAAGGCGGTGGGTGAGGCTATTTCTCGTTATCACTCAGTGCTGGGAGTAAGGCAAAGGAAAGTGAAGCTGGCAGATCTCGGAGCTGGTACGCTCGGTGTTCATGTTACTGCTGGTGGAGCTTCTGATGGTGTGTATCTCAATAAAAAATCATTCAATCAGAAAAAGGCAAAGATCGTGAGCGATACAAAGAAAGGTTATGCAAGCGGATGGCATACACACACGAACAAGCCGATAGCTCACACCGTAACACATGAGCTGGCACACGCTACCTGGAATGAGCATTTGACTGGAGCGAAGCATAGAGCAGCAGCTAAGGAGATCAGATCGCTTTACACCCAGTGGCGTAAGGACAAAAAGAAAACTGGCTATGGTAGCTATGCCAGGACAAATGTAAGTGAGTTCTGGGCAGAAACCGTTACTAAGGCAGTACACGGTAAAGCCGATAAATACACAAAAAAGGTAAAAGCAATCTGCAAAAAGTACGATTTGTAGTACCTTTGCGGAGTAATTTAATACAGAAAGTTTATGAACAAAATTGAATTGACTGCTGAGGAGATCCAGGTGATTAACCAGCAACTTAACGGAGAAATTGAGGTTTGGAATGCAACCGATGAACAGCAGAAACTCCTTACTGGTGTGCTTGACAAAGCGGATGAGCTTCTGGAGGAGCTTGATGCCTATGATGAGCTGGATGAGCAGTATGGCGGTGATCTGGTGAAATGGTACTATGCTAAATACCAGGCTCAGAATGTAAGCGAATAATTAACCAGGTAGATAGAAACAGGGGTAATTTTTGCTGCCTGTTTTTCTTTACCTTTGAGGTGTGTTTGTTGAACACATTAACAACGGAGAAACAACGGAAAAGTTAAGAAATGGCACTATTTGAAAAGGGAAATAAAAAGGGCAACAGGTTTACAAAGGACAATCAGCCAGAAAACCCTGGCAGAAAGCCAAAGATATTCTCTACTCTAAAGAAAAAGTACGGAATAGATCTGGCTGCCAATGGTGCGTTTACTCAGGGGCAGATCCAAGATTTGCTCCAGTCGTTGTTGTGTGTGGATGTGAGGCAAACAACAGCCTTAAACCTCTCCCTTAACAATGAAATGCGAAAGATCGCAGAGCAGATCAAGAACGGAGGTACACCAGAGGCTTTGAATAAGAATGAGGTGATAGCCCAGGTTTTTGTGGCACTGAGCCAGGCGATCAATCGTGAAACCTCTAAGGGAGATAGCCACACAATACGCTGGATCATTGAGTATCTATTTGGCAAAGCAACCCAGCCCATTGAGGGAGATATGCAAGTAACCAACAATGGCGGTGTGGATCTGTCAGCTCTGAGCACTGAGGAGCTACTGCAATACAACGCACTGCTGGAAAAGATCAAGAACGGTGGCAAGGAGTAGTAAGATAATATCTGTACCTATCGCCCTATCTGTTAAGATTGAGCTTTTCAGGCGTGGTTGCTTTAACTTCATAACATGCAAGGATGGAAAGAAACATGAAAAGCAGGATGAGGCTTTGAGGATCCTAACAGATGGGGATCATGTGGAAATCCTGTACGGAGGAGCTGCTGGAGGTGCTAAGTCGTGGACTGGTGCCGTTTGGCTGCTCTTTATGTGTTTATGCTACCCTGGTACAAAGTGGTTTGTAGGTCGTGCAGAGCTAAAGCGTATCACTCAGAGTACATTCCTTACATTCAAGCGTGTATGTACGATGTATGGCGCGCCTGATGAGCTTTGGAATTTCAACGGACAGATAAACTATATCCAGTTCTACAACGGCTCCAGAATTGACTTTCTGGATCTCCAGTATAAGCCCTCGGATCCTCTCTATGAGCGTTACGGATCTATAGAGTTCACTGGTGGCTGGATTGAGGAGGGTGGAGAGGTAAACTTTGGAGCCTATGACACTCTGAAAACTCGTGTAGGTCGCTGCCTGAATGAGGAGTACGGTTTGAAGCGTAAGCTGTTCATTACCTGTAACCCAAAGAAAAACTGGATGTATGACTTTTTCTATAAGCCGTACACTACAGGAGTTCTGGATGCTCGTATGTACTACATAGCGTGCCTGGTACAGGAAAATCCGTTCATAGATCCAGACTACATAGAGGGTTTGAAAACAACCTCTGATAAGGTAAAATTTGAACGCCTCTTTAAGGGTAACTGGGAGTATGATGATAACCCTAACGCTCTCTGTTCACACGATGCTATATGTGCCATTTTCGGCAATAAGCTGGCGATCCGTACAGGTAAGCACTACATAACTGGTGATGTCGCACGCTTTGGAGCCGATTACGCACGCCTGGCTGTGTGGGATGGTTGGTGTATCATTGAAAAGGTTTGTTTCCCTGTGAGCAAAACAACGGATATACAGACCTGGATAATCGCTAAGCAGAAGAAATACAGGATCCCAAACTACAGGTGCATTGTGGATGAGGATGGTGTAGGCGGTGGTGTTGTGGATAATTGCGATATACAGGGCTTTGTGAACAACTCCACTCCTTTTGCTGGTGAGAATTACCAGAATCTGCAAACTCAGTGTGGCTACAAGCTGGCTGAGCGCATTAACGCTAATGAGGTGGGTGTGGCAGAGGATGTAATGAGCCAGGCTGAGAGGGAGGAGATTGTGAGAGAGCTGGAACAACTGCAAACCTGGAAAGCTGATTCTGACGGAAAGCTGAAACTGAAACCAAAGGAGGAGATCAAAGAGGATATAGGACACTCCCCAGACTGGAGGGATATGTTTTTGATGAGATCCTGGTTTGATTATAACGAGTACGATATACCTGACAACATAGAGGGGGTATTAGGTTTAACTTAATAATTTTTATAGCGATGGGCTTAATAAATGTGATCAAAAACGAGGTTAAGGCTGCTGTAAACTACCAGCAGAGTTTTACCGACTTGTTAGCTTCTAAGGATGTTACCAGGGCACTCTCTATGATGCACGAGCATTCAAAGGAGGCTACAGACAATTTGCGTACTTACGAGATTGCCACTCACAAGGTGATGGAGATTCAGGATCGCCCTGTGTACGATAAGAAAGGCAATTTCTTACGCTTTGTGAAAAGGAACAAAATTCCTATTCCGTACCCTAAGTATATCAATGAGATCGCCCTGGTATTCCTGTATGGCAGACCTGTAAAGTGGTCGCAGCTCTCAGAGGGTACCGATTATGCCTTTGACAGATATAAGGAGTGGATGCGTAACATTCGCTTTGATGCTGCTGTGAGAGAGGCTAAGCGTGCTGCTGGTGCTGAGGGTGTTTCTGCTATACTCTATCACACCTACCAGGATGCAGAGGGTAAGCCTAACCTGTTGCTGAATGTCCTTTGCAAGAAAAACAGGGATGATATTTACACGGTGAAAGATCAGTATAAGAGGCTCAAATCTTTTGCCTGGGGCTACTACCTCACTGAGGCTGGCGGTAAGACCGTTTACCATGTGGATATATACACTCCTGATACGATCTACAGAGCAAAGAGGGGTAACTATGGCTGGGAGGTAGTGGTAATGAAAAACGCTGCTGGAAAGATCCCAGTGCTGCTGTTTGAACAGGATCCAGAGCACGCAGATGTACAGCCTATGATTGAACGCTCAGAGAGCATGGAGAGTACCGATGCGGATGTTAATGATCGCTTTGCTAACCCTGCTATGGTTGCCACTGCTGAGATCCTTAACTCTCTCCCTAAGGCTGAGGATGAGGCTAAGCTGTTTATCCTGAAAAATGGCGGTGATGTGCGTTACCTCACATGGGATCAGGCGAGCGAGAGTAAGAAAAACCAGTTTGAACGCCTGGATAGGCATATCCTTTCCAAGAGCTTCACACCAAACATTGACTTTGACAACATGAAAAGCCTGGGCAATATGTCTGCTAAGGCTATTCGTAAGGTCATGCTGCTTGCAGTCATCAAGGCAGAGCGACACAAGGAATCCCACGATGGCTATATGAATCGCCACGCTTCACTTATGAAAGCGATCCTGGGAAATGTGCTTGACTACAGGCACAAGGCAGAGTATGATGCCCTGGTACTGGGGCACGAGTTCCAGGAGCCGTTTGGTGAGGATGTGAGCGAGTTGCTTGCTGATCTCTCTAAGCAGTTCAATGATGGTGCCCTCAGTAGGGAAACCTATGTAGAAATGAGCTACCTGGTGAAAGATGCAAAGGCAGAGCTGGAGCGTATCAAACAGGAGGAGGCAGAGGCTCTGGAACGCCAGCAGGAGCTTAACAAGGTTGATGTGTTCGGTGGAGGAGAGTAGCCATGAGAAAGGTAACATACATGGTGTTAGATACAGAAATGGATGAGCTTATAGGTAGCTATGTAAGGGAAACCGTAGAGGATGCTGCCTATGAGCTTAACAAATCCATTTGCCCACTGGTGCAAACCGAGGATGGTAGCATGGAGTATGCGGATCCAATGCCAGAGAGGTACAAGCCAGTGAAAGTAATTTTGGAGGATCTGGAGTAATGGCTAAGAGAGTAAAAGAGGTAGCGGAAAAGCCCAAATACAAGTGTAAGGATTGTGTGCACTCATACGACTGGCATAGCAAAGTCCTGGATGGGCATTTGATATTGTGCCGATGTAAGGAGGATGAGAAAACCGAGCATGGTAAGTGGTGCAAGTTCCTTTCAGATCCTCAGTGTGCTAAATTCAAACTCAGGCAGTAATGGCAAAGAAAAAGTACATAGACTATAAGAAGCAGCAGCAGGAGCTTTTCAAGCGTACAGAGGGCTATGCTGCTGAGGTGCGTGCTATCTACCTGGAGGCAATGGGTGAGATCATTAACCTGGTGAAAGGTACGGAGCTGGAGGATGGAAAGCCTTTCTCCTTTGCTGAGTATGGCTATAGCGAGGAGGTAACGCCTATTCTGAGGAATATGTACAGCCGAACATACCAGGTAATCCGTGGTGGTGTTCAGAAAGAGTGGCTGCAATCCAATGAGCATAACGATGAGCTTGTAAAAAGCGTGTTCGGTGAGCACTCTATAGAGGATCACCACTTTGCCAGGTATTTCCTCAGGAATAAGGAGGCTATGGATGCTTTCTTTGCCAGGAAAACAGGTGAGGAGGGTTTGAATCTCTCTCAGAAAGTCTGGAAATACAACGGAATGTTTAAGGAGGAGCTGGAGAACACTCTGGATCTGGCAATCGGTGAGGGTACACCAGCCAACCGATTAGCAACGAAGATCAAAGGCTATCTCCAGGAGCCTGATAAGTTCTACAGGCGTTTCCGTGTGAAGATTGGAGAGGATGAGAACGGTAATCCTATCTATGGCAGAATCTGGAAGCGTAGGATCTGGGATAAAGAGAGTGAATCCTACAAGTGGGTGAACGATGATCCTAAGAAATACAACCCTGGGCAAGGTGTTTATCGCTCCTCATACAGGAACGCTCAGAGGCTTGCACGAACAGAAACCAACATAGCCTATAGGGAGGCAGACTTTACCAGGTGGCAGCAGCTTGATTTTGTTGTAGGGGTTGAAATAAAGCTCAGCAACAATCATCCTGTTTGGGATATATGCGATGATCTGAAAGGCGTATATCCTAAGGGCTTCAAGTGGGTAGGCTGGCACCCTAACTGTAGGTGCTACATGGTGCCTGTACTGGCTAAAGAGGAGGAGCTGGATCAGATGCTGGATAAGATTCTCAACGGTGAGGATCCTGGCTCTGTTGTAACGGATAGCCCAAAGGATCTGCCAGACCAGTTCCAGACCTGGGTAAAAGGCAATGAGGAGCGATACGCCAAAGCTGAGGCAAAGGGTACGCTGCCCTATTTTATCAGGGATAATAAAAAGGCTGTGGAGCAAATTCTAAACCCTCTCACACCCGAACAGAAGCACCACCAGGAGTTAGTACAGAAATACGGAGAAAGTGCCGTACAGAGCTTGTATGATGCTTTTGAGGCTTTCAAAACAAAGATCTCCTCTGGTGATCTGGCGTATCAGATTAAAAAGCTCAAATTTGAAGCTCAGTGGGTAGCCGATAAAAACAAGTTCCCCACCTCTCCAGAAATGGTGAAGATGCTGGAGGCAGAGCTGAAAAAGGTACAGGCTCAGTACGATCAGCAGCTTGCTATCGCTGAGGCAAACACAATCCTGGGTTATAAGAGTAAGAGCAAAAACCTTAACGCCATTCTGGGGGATCTGAATAGTGCCATAGCCGATGGAAAGACTGCAAGCGAGATTAACGCTCTGACAGCTCAGGCAAAGGCAAAGATCGCAGAGATAGAAAAGGCACGCCTGGCAAAGCTGGCTAAATCTGCTGGAGGTGATGGCTCTACTCTGGATCTGTTTGCTACTGCTGAGGAGAAACTGGAGCTGGCACGCCTACAGGATCTCTATGATAAGGCGATGGATAGGTACGGCTCCCAGTGGCATTCTGAGGTAACAGGAGCCTATGAGAGGCTGGCTGCCTACAGAAAGGAGCTGGCTCTGAAATATCGCTCCCACCAGGGCAAACTGGTGAAGCTGAACGGAGAAACGGATGAGCTGGCAAAGCAAGCCCTGGAGGAGTATATCAATGCCCCAGAGAATCACAATGCCAGTACGGTTGTGGGTGGTAGGTTTGAGCAACATAGTACCGAAAGGCGAAAGATGGAGGAGTACAGCAAGCTAACAGGCATACCTGTAGAGGAACTGGCTCTGATAAATCGCTACACATACGGATCCAAGTGGTGCAATAATTATGGTTATGGCATAGTGGATAGCTACTTTGGTAAGGTGGAGGATTACGGAGGGCTTTGCCAGAAATTCTACCCAGCGTGTAATGCTGCCCTGGAGAAAATGCCACGCTATAATGGTACGGTGTTCTCAGGAATCAGCTTTGATCCTATGAAGCTGGATCAGTACATTAAGGAAATGAAAGCCTGTATGTCCTCTGGTACCGCTTATGTGAATAAGGCGTTTATGAGTTCAACCACCAGCATAGACCGTACAACCATATTCGGTGATAACCTTATGCTGGTTATCAAGAGCAAAAAGGGTGTGGATGTTAAGGCGATCTCTCACTATGCAAGCGAGGATGAGATAGTATTTCGTGCTGGATCCAAGTTTAAGGTAACGGCTGTGTACCAGGAAACCACACAGAAATATGGTTTTGGTAGAGGCTGGGTAGTAGAAATGGAGGAAATATGAAGATCGTAAGAAACAACATTATTCCGTTTAAGGGATTCCTGGCTATCAATCTGTTTGGGATCCTGTTTGTGCGTGGAGATAGCTACATATCCCCACAGGTGATCAACCATGAAAAGATCCATACAGCACAGATGAGGGAACTGTTATATATACCGTTCTACCTCTGGTACGTGCTGAAATGGATCATAAGGCTCTTTATGAAAGGTAATGCCTACAGGAACATATCCTTTGAAAGAGAGGCGTACACAAACGAAAAGGATTCCGACTACCTGAGTAACCGAAACCCTTTTGCATTCCCAAAGTATCTGAGATCCTAACTCTCCCTCTTACCAGATTCAAAGCTCTTTGCCCAGTCTGTCTGATCACCATACGGATTAGGTGATTTACCTGGTAGATGCTCCTGGATTAGCTCAGCTTTCCACTGCTTGTAAGCGTCTGCCAGGCTCACGCTGGTATCAGCACGATCCAGATAATCCAAGTGGAAATCTCTCTCATACTCCCAGAATTGAGCTGCCAGAGGTCGCTCCTGATCTCCCTGGTAAGGGTTTTTGCTTTCACCCTTAAACCACCTGTAGTTTGAATAATCCTCTGTGATGCCAGAGAAAAACCCTTGCTTATTCCAATCCTTTGCCATATCGCTTAATGAAATTTTTGCCAGATCCTGAGCTGATCAATCATCCGAGGATCCAGGTACGTTAAAACCTTATCAATAAACTCCTGAGGGATTCCGAAACGAGCCTCTGCTATAGATCCTACAATGGCACCAATGGTATCACTGTCACCACCAAAGGAGATTGCCTTTCTGATAGCATCCTCAAAGCTGTGTGAGTTACATACGATCTGGAGGCAGAGGGGAACAGTGCCCTGGCACGTCTCATCAAACTTACCTGGTGTAAACACCTGATCCATAAAGCCAGGGTAATACTCCTCCATCGTCTTTACAAAGTCTGGCAGATCCACGATCTTTGTTGAGGCAAACGGATCATCCGACATTTCAGTACGGATCTCTGCTGTCTCACAGAAACGGAAATACCAGATAGCATGAGCCACTGCCACAGCTCCCTTAATGCCCTCAGGATGGTTGTGTGTTACGCTTGCAGTCCTCTCTGCCTCTCTCCTCACCTCCTCCAGGCTGTTGAATGCCCAGGCTACAGGTGCCACTCTCATAGCGGATCCATTGCCAAAGCTGTTGTATGGCTGTGGTTGTTCTGAATGGATCCAGCGTGCAAAGCTGCCTCCATAACCTCCCATAGGGTTAGGGTACTTTCTGCACCAGCGTAACAGATTAGCAGCATAGCAAGGATCGCCATCTTTCCTGGTGTTACGCCTGTTGATTGCATCCGCTATCGCTATGGTGCAAATGGTATCATCTGTGTAGCTGCTTTCCTGGGTGAACAGCTCAAAATCGTACTGATCTGTATTGTTGAACTCAAAGCGTGAGCCTACAATATCACCTACTATCGCTCCTAACATAATTAAACCTCCTTTCTGATTCCACGCTCAGTTTGTTTTGATATTACTACTCCCTGGCGAATGATCGCCTTTCTGCCTCGGTGCTCTCCTTGTTTAAGAGTGCCCCAGAGAGCTTCTTTTGATATTCCTATTATCTCCTTTGGTAATGTGTCGTATATGGCTGCCACACTGCCAAAATAGTAGTGCTTACGGTACCCAGTAGGTGGATCCGTAAGCTCAATATGGATTACTTTTCTCTGCTGCTTACTCATAAAGTGTGTTTCTTGAACGCAAAATTACTACATTTTATTTAATAAAACAAATATATTTAATCTTCGTTTTCTCCAGTTCTTATGTCATAGTACGTGTGAAACATATTTGCCATAAGTGATAAAGCACGTGAATTAAAATCATGTTTCTCAGCTTTTTCATGCTTTAGTCCTCCGTTATTTCAATGTCAGAAAATATATGCTCATCTATTTTGTTTGATATTACTTTCAATGCAAGTTCAATCATTTCAGATTTACCAAGTGTATAACCGTCTGTTATTATATCCAGGCATTTCCAGATCTTCATAATGTGTGGATCAGGATCTGTTTTTATAGTCACACCACATACCTCACTCATGTGCTTTTCTGCTTTATCCTGGAAGTCCCTAACATACCTGAAAAGAGAAAGAGCTATATACACGTCTGTGTAAAGATCATATTCGTTATCCAGGTGAGGAAACCTCTTTAGAAACTCATTTCTTACAGTGAAATACAAAGTGTACAGATTTGCTTTGGTTGAGTAGAAAAACTCATCTGTCTGCTTTTTGAGCTGATTGTATGTGTCGTGGCTTACCGATCCTGTAGCCTGTTCTACAAAAGCCTTAGATTCGTTCCTGATAGTTCTAACCTCTTTAATGAATGGCATTCGGTTTTTAGCGCAAAAATCAGCTATCTTACCTGTGTAATGTAGTGCTGCGTTTGATATTACTATTGGAATGTACGCAATTCTTATGCTCTCTTTTGCTGGTATTTTATCCATGATCAACTGAATAGGAAAGAAAGGATCTTCTGCTGGAATTTCAGGTTCTCTTTCCATTATCAAACCTCCGTTCAAAATGTGTTCTTGTGCTCCAGGTTGCATTTTCTTGAACTGGTTGAATGTAGGTCTTATCCAGTTGATAACATCTGCATCAGGATGAGGCAAAGCAAGTGTTTCTGTATGAAACATTGTTCCTACACCACACTTTTTACAGGATATTGTATATGGTGTAACTCCTTTGTCCTTGTATGTTGTCACTATAGAAAAGCCACACCTGTTACATTTGTACACGTCAAATGTACCTCTGCCATCATATATGTTTGCAGCCTCTATCGAAGCTGCCATTTTATCGTATTTCGATTTTAAGCTATTCTTTCCCATATCATTAAAACGGAAGTGCATATTTAGACAATTTACCAAGTGGATTTATGTATCTACCAAGGTCTTTATTCTCTCTCATTATGTCATATAAACAGCGTCTATATATCTTTCTTTTTCGTTTAGTACTCTTTCCCACCATGTTTGTATGGTCTTAATCTGTTATACTCTATTTTAAGTCTTATAAACGGATTGAGGTCTATCCCAAGGCTCCTACAGATGTAATCTATTCTTTGAAGTGAGTTTCGGATCACCCAATCAATGTTTCTCTCATCATTTGTCAATATACCACACAGGGCAAATATGAAGCCTGTAAAACGTGTGTCTGCTGTAGCTACATAACGCTCATTGTGCTCTAATAGGTTCGCCATAAGATCTATGTCCGTACCTGTTTCACCAGCAAAATCAAGTAAGCGTATAACAGCATCAGCAAGCTCATCTTCAACTGTATCTTTGATATAGCGACTAAACTCATCCATGAATGCCTTATTATATCTTTCCCCATATAATTTGCACTCATGTATCAAATAATCCATATCCTTATTGAATCTAACTATTTGTGATTTTATACCCTTTCTATCAGCTTCTACAGCCTCCATAAGTTCTGATATAACCAGGCATAGCCAGTGTGAACTGGGTTGCTTTGTTTCATGCCAGCCGTGTTCAACGGCAATGGCATGTATTTCGTCTCTTAATTCGTTTGATAACTTTAGCATTGAATCCTCCTTTCTATTTTACTTCTTCTGTTTTGCAGTGAACAACATCGCCATCAATCCAATCCCATCCGAATAAGGCTCTATTATCGTGTGCTAACTGTGTGGCTACTCTGTTTGTCTCGTATCTATCCTTTCCATCCTCGTTTATCACCAGGATCTCACCATTACGGAGGTTTACGATCTCTATGTAGCCATCTACATACGCCTGTAGCTCCTCCAGTTTGAAATCGGTACCGTTCTTTGGCTGTATCTCTGTTCTGGTACCATCAGCCTTAATCAGTGTTGCCATACTTATATTTTTCCTCCTTTTACTAATCCGATAAAAACCATTGCTAAATCTTTATATTTGGAGATCCTATGATCTCCTGTTCGTATTGTATTGATAACATCACCAACTGTACTGAGGTTAGCACTTTTGCAAGTGTTAAGTGTTCGTAATGGTAATTCAAGCTGTTCAATCGGTATGTTATATAAATCGCTTTTCATATCTGTTAAAATTCAATGTTATATTTCTTTCCTTTGAGGGTTGGTCGCTTGCTCTCTACAAACTCGCAGATCTCATCTACTGTAAGAGGGAACAAAGGGCAGTATTTCATTCTGAGGGTACAGACAAACCGCCCTTTCAGCATTACATCAAATACCAGGGTTTTCATTCCGTTTCCTGGCTTTGTGTACTCCCTGGATATATCCCTTTTCTGTCTGCCTGAGATCTGCATATTTCGCCTGTTTTGCTGATTGAATCCTCCTGGGTTTTTCTCCTACCCATTCTGCCTGTACTCCCTGCTCTTTGAGAGCTTGCATTATTGCATCTTTGATAACTCCCATAGCTTACTCCTCCTCTTTTACTGGGTGAATAACTCTGAGCACTGCCAGGGTATCAGCATCTACTATCGCTATACGCTTATAGTATCTCTCACAAGCAACCTGGAAACCACCGCACCACTCTGTCCTTTGTTCATACTGGGCTATAGTGTCCTGTACCAGTCTATCCATTTGATCCTCAAAAATCCCTCTCTCAGCACCTATGCGAATCTGATCGCTTTCTTTGTCGTGCTGTAATACTCTGATTGAAATGTAATTTGTTGCCATATCGGTGTTGCATTGTGGGAGGGTTGCCCCTCCCTGGTTAAACTTATTTTCGTGCCCACTCCTCAAAAGTCTGGTAGTAGCCTGTTCTGATAAAAAGCATATCTCCTGAGCCATCACCCCACCAGTCGTTACAATGTGAAATGTATCTGCCTATCTGGTTGTAGTGCTCTGGGCAGAGCTTCTTATAGATTGAGCGAAACATAGCTGAAACCTTACGCCCTGAGAAATTGCCAGCCAGCTTTGCATCATTGGTGCAATAGCCGAACATTGGCACCGTTTCAATTTCTCCGTTCTCTGTCAGAAACTCATAATCTGCATCGCCCCAGGATCCGTATCTGATAGTATCTTTGAGTAGCTGCTGTTGTTCTGCTGTGAGGACTGAAACGATCTCCTCTACCTGTTGGATTGTTGCATTCATAATCGGTGTTGCTTATTTGGTTTTACTTAGAATCTCTACTAAAGCATCCTTATCAAGCTGCCAAAGATTGTAGCCTTTCTGGATCTTGATACGGAGGTATGTTTCAATACCCAGCATCTGGATAGCCTTTTCTCTGAGAGTGGGAGCACTACAAACCTCTGCCTGTTCCAGGATGTAGATTGCAAGCTCGTTGATCTCGTTGTTAGCCTTGTCAAGCTCTTTGCCCAGGCGATCTGCCTGATTGTAGAAGATGTGGAGTAGGTTGCTATCGTGGTGCTTTTTCCAATCAGCACAGAACTGATCTTTATCTACATTATCACCAGCTTGCATATAGATAGCGTGTACCTGGTTAAACTCCTGTTCTGTAAGGTTGATACCTGTTCTCTCAAAAAAATCTTTCTGTAACATAACCTGAAAATTTATAAGTGTTGCATTTCTTATGTGTGTCTATCAAACACAGTGCAAATATAGTGTGTTTTATTTAATATACCAAACATTTTACAGAGATAAATTCCGTAAAAATTTACCAAGTGAATGTAAAACGCTGAAAATTAAATGATTTACTGAGTAAATTTTTTCTGTGTTTAGCAAACACATTACGGAAATTTTCTCTATTTTTGCATAACGAATAGTACAAACCAGGCAGAAAACCCTTGTGGTGGGCTGTCTATAAATAAGTTAAGAACATGAATAAAAAACTCTTTGAACAGGTCAAATCCAAGTGTAAAGACACTGGACTTTCGGAGAAGTACCTACAGGCGATAACCGAAAAAATGGGTGGCAGCGTGGAGGATGATTCTACCGATGAGGCAGCGATTGAAGAAACTGCAAACCTTATCGCTGATGTAGCGAAAGAAAGCCAGGGAGAGGCTTCCAGGTGGGCAAACAAACAAAAGGGGAACCAGAAAACGAAAAAGCAAAAGGTAGAGGATCCAGATGAGGATCCAGATGAGGATGATGACGATCCAGACACTACCAAAGGCAAAAAGAAAACTGGTGCTTCTAAGTCTGAGAGTGAGGAGCTGAAAGCATTGCGTGAAAGGCTGGAAAAACTGGAGAAAGAAAAAGCCCAGGGTGATCGTGCAAAGGAAATAGCTGCTGCTATGGAAAAGCACAAGATTCCAGCAAAATTCCGTGATCGCTTTGCTAAGTCTATTTCCGATGATGAGGATATAGAGGAGGCAGTAGCAGCTATCAAACAGGATTTCATTACCGATGGATTGATGACTGAGGATTCAGAGGGTGCAAAGGCAGCAAGTGAAAAGCAAGTTGAAGAGGCTGCTAATAGCTTGCTGGAGTCAATAACCGCTAAATAAAAGTAAACGCAATGAAAAGAAAAACTGCTTCGTTTACGGGTACACGCCCGATCTTTTCTGGTAGCCCCTCTATCGTGCCTGGCGGTTTCAACCTGGATGTAACAAACCAGCACTTTGCTGTTGGTGATGTGATCCCTGCTGGAACACTGGCAATCGCAAATGAGGAAACCAGGAAAGTGCAGATCGTAAGGACTGCAACAGTTGTAGAGATCGATGCGGAGGACACTAAGAAAGTTACTCTCCGTGTTGATGAGTTCTTTGCTCCGTGTTTCGCTGTTGGTAACAAGGTGCTCAAAGCTGGTGCCATTTCTGGTACTTTCGCAGCAGCTCCTCAGATCACCAAGATTGAGAAAAACGGACAATCCTATGTGGTTACTTTGTCGGCTGCTATCTCTGGGCTGGCTGCTAACGACACTATCGTAGAGGTGGTGGATAACGGTGGCAACGCTGCTGAGATCGGCAAGGCTAACACTGTAACAATTCGTGATGAGGAGGTGAGCGAGTTTGAAACCTCTGTAGATGTAACTGCTGACACAATGCAATACGCTTTGTACGAAAGGCGTGTAGCTCCTATCCCTGCCAGCCAGAAAGACACTACAGGCTCATTCCTGGCAGCTAACCCTCATGTGAAACTCAGCAAATCACTCTAAAACAAGGTAAACTATGAGATCAATTTTTTCAACTTTTAAGGGATTGCACAAGAACGGTGCTCCCCTGGATCTCCTGGCAACCTGGAGAAAAACATTTGATACGGCTTCTGAGAGGGAGGTAAACCTTTTCCAGAAGATGTACTGTGATGAGTGGTGTACTTACAACACTCCTCAGATGTCATTGACTGCTGAGGCTATCGTGGGTAAGTATAATGTACGCTTCATGGCTACCCTCATTGGTGATGAATCACCTACACCTTTGAGGCGTTCAGATGGTTTTGATATCTGGACTAAGGAGATCCCTCGTGTAGGTCATAAATTCCCGATGATGGCTCGTGATTATCGTAAGCTCATGGAGGTTTACGAAAACCCACGCCTTTCTGAGGCTCAGAAAGTAAAGCAGATTGAAAAGACACTTAAAGCTGATATGCAAGACGCATATCTCGGCTGTAAGGATGCTATGGACTTCATTCTGCTTATGGCGATGTCAAACAACGGTGTAGCTCAGTTCAAGCCTGAGGTAAACAACCCTGGTGGTCGTGAGTATGAGGTGGATTATCAGATGCCTGAGGCTAACAAGCTGGTGGCTGCAAAGCTCTGGAGCGATGCAAACATCAAGGCTGGCAATGTAAATCCTGTTCTCGTGCTTGCTATGATCTGTTCAGATCTCCGTGCTCGTGGTATTGAGCCTGGTGAGATCCTTATGGATCAGAAGCTCTACACATGGCTCCGTACAAATGAGCAGACACGCTTGCTTGTACATGGTAAGGATAAATCAGCTCAGACTGTTACCAAATCTCAGTTTGAGGATCTTTTGTCTGAGAATGAGATCCCAGCTATCACAGTGGTTAAGCGTAGAATGGCTACCAACCCTGATGGTAAGCGTGCTATCGTTGAGCCGTGGAATGGCAACTTTATCGCTATCAAGCCTGCTGGTAAGATTGCAGAGATCCAGCCAGCTATTGAGGATAGCGAGTTGATGGAGGAGGAGAATGTAGATTACATGAACGCTGGTAACGGTATTCGTATCGCTAAGTGGCGTACTGGTGAATCTACAGGACAGGTTGCTGCTGAGTACACTCAGGGATCTGCTCGTATGCTCCCTCTCATCACTGAGATCGGTGCTATCGTATGCTTCCAGGTGCGTGGCTTTGAGGAGAAAGAGGTTACTGCTGAGAACGGCTACCTTACTAAGGCAGAGTTTGAGGCAAACGAAGATCTTGCAACTGTGTAACCAATAAAACCTGTAAAGTATGAAACTGGAGGTAATTAAAAAGTTCAACGGCAAGGCTGAGGGCAAAGTGCTCCAGCCTGGCGATGTTGTAGTAACCACTGATATTGACAGGATCAACGATCTTGTTAAGGGTGGTTATTGCAAGATCACCTCTTTGGAGGAGGCTGCTCCTGCTGGCGATGCTGGCAAAGTGGTAGAGTTCCAGGGTGAGGAGTTCGGTTTGGATGAGGTAAAAGCTGCTTTGGGTACTATCGGTGCTCCTGTAGCTGCTAACGCTGGTGTTAAGGGCGTTTCTAACGCTCTGGATAAGCTCTCAGAGGAACAGGCTGCTAACCTCGTAAAAACCCTTAAAGAGGAGGAGTAAGCTATGGGAAACTTGACAAAATATGAGGCTATGATCGGAGAGCTGGAGCCATACACTCCCAGCCAGATTACGATCAAGAAAGCCCTGGCTGATGCCAATGTGGTAGATATGGATTCTGAGTACAACCCTCAGACCGACAAAGTAAGTATCGCTAAAGCTGCTATCTGTGTTCTAAAGAAACTGATCGTGCTTACAAGTGATAGCCTGGGTAAATCCTCTCAGGGCTACAATGTTGAAATGCTGAGGCAGCGTATCAAGGATCTTTGCAGCCAGAATGGTTTGGATGCCTCAGAATTTGTTGAAATTCCCTCTGTAACAGATGGCTCAAATATATGGTAGCTATGGGTAGGAACAACGGTACTTTCAATTACACCACTATACAGGAATCAGGAAAGGATCCAGTAACAGGGTTTTACTCTGCTACTGGTACTCCTGACTGGCTCCCTGGTTGTGAGTGTCAAATAGAAAAGTCTATCCCAGCCAGGCAGATTTTGGGAGAAGATGGGCAGATGCACGCCTACACTTACGATGTGTTTATACCAAAGCATTTCAAGGGTGAGCTGGTTGTGGGTGCCCAGATTCAAGTAATATCTGAGAATGGCGTTACGGATGAGTTCACTATCCAGGGCGTGGATGATCTTAACAGGAAATACATTGAGGTATGGGGGTAAAGCCGATGTTTGGTAATGGAGTGGTAGCTGCTCAGGTACAGGCGTTCCAGGAAAACCTGGAGAAAGCTATCCTGTTTCTCCTGAAATATCTGGGAGAGGAGCTTGCTAAGTATGCCAGAGATAACCACACCTACACCGATCAGACAGGCAACCTCACAAACTCTATAGGCTATGCGGTGGTGCGTAATAAAGAGATAGTTTACTATAGTGCGACAAACCAGCCAGGAATCGGTGCTGATTCTGCCCTCCAAACAGCCCTTAAAATGGCTAACGAGTGTAGTTCTGCATTCTCCCTCATTATAGTAGCTGGAATGAATTACGCTGCCTATGTAGAGGCTAAAGGGTATAATGTGATACTCCCTGCTGAGCTGAAAGCCAAAAAGGATTTTCCTGCTGCCATGAATAAGCTGATGGCGAAAGCGAAAGGTAAGGCAAATGAATTATTTGGAAATGTACTATGATGCTGACAACTGAGGAAATAGCAACCAGGGTTTACCAGATGCTCCAGGAGAGTGAGGTAAGCACAATGATCTCTGGTGTGATTGACTATGAGAGAAACGACTATACCAAAGAGGATGTTATCATAGTGCCCCACACCATAGATGGCGAGGGATCTGTACGATTCGGACAGATAAACATAAATATCCATGTGCCTGATATTCCTAAGCCGATGGGCAAAGGCAAATCTGTACACAGGATCAATTTTCCGAGGCTTATAGAGATCAGGGCAAAGGTTATAGAGGTACTGCAAAACCATTATGAGGTGGGCAAAGGCTACAACTGGAATGTAGGTAGGCTTAACCCTCCGATCAAGGAGCAAAACCACGATGAGCACTTTGTTTCCCTGGCTCTGGAGCTAACAGTAAGAAATAAGTAACAAACAATAAAAATTTTTAAGACTATGCCAATTTTATCAACAATGGGTTTGAAAAAGATCTATGTGGCTGAGGCTCTCAAAGATGGCACTATGCCTGGTAATGGCGAGGCTTGGCTGGATCTTGGAGATGTGTACCAGGATTCTTGTACACTCAAAGATAGTGATCCAGAAACCACTGTACATAAGTCTGAAACCAGCAAAAAGAAGGTAACAATGGTAGGCGAAACTGAAACCACGGTAGAGCTTACCTTGATGGATCCTGATCTGGAGCTGCTGGCTCGTTACTTTGGTGGCGAGATAGACAACACAGGCGGTAATGGAAAACGCAAGTGGAGGCGACCTAAAAAACTTGACTACAAAGAGTGGGCTATATGGATCCAGCCTTTGGAGGGTATGTTTGTAGGCTGCCCTGTAACAAGAATTATCCCTAAGTTTGAGATCACCTACAGTTCAAAGGGTATCTGCCTTGTGCCGATGAAAATTGAATGCCAGGCTGAGCTTGAATTGGATGAGGGCATGGAAGATCCTACACAAGAGTAACCAGCTATCCAATTAACCAGGAAAGCCTCCTATCCCTATACAGGTAGGGGGCTTTCTTTCAATTAGAAAGTATATGTCAGAGGAACAAAATAATAGAGATCTCACCAGAGAGGAGCAACTGGAGATTGAGGAGAAAGCGATCCAGGCTCTGTTAGATATGGGTGCCAAATTCTCAGTGCCCCTAAAGATTAACCCAGTAAATCCTCCTAAGAGGATCGTGTGGTGGAATAAGCATTTCCCTAACCATGTCAAGGTGTGGAGAGATCGCAGACTGCCTAAAAACTGGGATGTTTCCCTTTCTGAGGTACCAGATGCAAACCTGGGTAAGTTGGTAAAGGTGTATATGCGTAATTTCCATATCAAGCCTTTGTACCTGGGTACCATTGATGCCCTCAGGAAACTTTATATCCAGATTGAATATGATGAGCAAGCGATCCAGGATCAGCCGATCCAGGAGAGCAAAAAGCTCTTTAAGTATATACCTGTTATGGCAGAGATCGCTGCTGTTGCAGTCCTCAATAATCCAACCATAGCAAACCCTCTCGCAAAGGAGGTTAAGGAGCTGAAAGCATTTTTCATTGAACACCTTACTGTAGCTAAGTTGCAACGCCTGGCTGCTATCATAAGCCAGATGATGAATGCTGGGGGTTTTACCTCCTCTATCAGATCAATCAGGGAGATCGGAGTGAACACGAAACCGAAACAGAAAGAAAACGGAGCAGATCTGATAGAGTAATGGGGCTAAATAGCCCCTGGGGTAGTCGTGGAGAGCTATGCAAAAATTTTGGATGGACTTACGATTATCTGCTCTGGGGTATTTCCTGGCTGAATGTACAGCTTATGGTTGCGGATGCTGCCAGGATTAAGGATCTTGATACTGAGAACAACGGAGAATCAGGATCGGATGAGGCTGGAGGTGGTAAAGTTGAACACAGAGAGCTGAAAACAAAAGAAGATATTAAAAACTATATCAAAGGTTTAATTTAATATGGAAAATCTGAACGGTGCTTTAGGCTTCAAGGCTACCCTGGATATAGATGATTTCAATGTGTCAGCTCAGGCGATGGAGAGGCACATAAGGCAAGTTTCCACTACAACGGTGTCGGAAGCTGCCCAGATGGATCAATCTATCCAGCAGTTTGCTCAGAATGGAGCCAGATATATAGTTTCCTACCTGGTAGGTCAGGGAATGAGCAGCCTGTTACAGAGTATAGTGCAAACCAGAGGTGAGTTCCAGCAGTTGGAAATAGCCTTTGGCACTATGCTGAAAAGTGATTCCAAAGCAAAGCAGCTTATGGATGAGCTGGTGGTAACGGCTGCCAAAACTCCTTTTGATTTACAGGGTATCGCTAATTCCGCAAAGCAGATGATGGCTTACGGATCCTCTGTAGATTCTGTGGTAGATGAGCTTGTGATGCTCGGTAATGTTGCCTCTGGTGTGGGTGCTCCTCTGGGAGAGATCGCCTACCTGTATGGTACACTGAGAACACAGGGCAGAGCCTATGCAATGGATATTAGGCAGTTTGCTGGTCGTGGTATTCCTATCTATGAGGAGCTGGCAAAGATCATGGGTGTAAACAAGGATCAGGTGTCTGCTTTGGTTTCTGAGGGAAAAGTGGGCTTTGCTGAGGTGGAAAAGGTGTTCCAAAACCTTACCAGCTCTACAGGTATGTACTACAACCTCATGCAGAAGCAATCAGCCTCCCTTACTGGTATGATCTCCAACCTGGAAGATGCCTGGGATAGTGCTCTCAATAAGCTGGGTACCGACAATCAGGATCTGTTTGCTGATGCCATTTCTGGTGCTACATACCTCGTAGAACACTTTGAGGATGTACTGAGAATCGTTAAGGCGATTACTATTGCGTATGGTAGCTACAAAGCAGCTATCGTATTGAATACACTTGCTACTAAGGGCTACACAGGTGTTGCTCTCCTGGATAACACAGCACGCCAGGCTAAGATCGCTCTGATGAAGCTGGATGCCAATTTGACAGGTCAGACTGCAAGGCAGACACAGCTAATGACAGCAGCAGAGAAAGCTCACACTGCTGCCCTCCAGCAGAAGCTCACAGCAGAGGAGCACGCTAACCTGGTTAAGAAGCTCAGGATAGCAACCATTCAGCAGCTCCTTACAGCTCAACAGCAGGAATATCTATCTAACCTGAATCTCACTGCCTCCAGTGCAAATTATGAGGCGGTGGCTATGGGTGTGCTCACTGTAGAGCAAAGGGAAGCTCTGAGCAAAACGGATCTTTCAGCTAAGAGTGCGGTATATCGTGCTGCCCTGGCTCAGGAGGTGGCTGCCAAAACGCAAAATCAGGCTGCTACACTCAATTCTATGCGTGCGGAGGTAAGTGCTGCTGCTGCCAAAGTGGAAGCAGCCAAACAGGGTGCTATCGCTTCAATGCAAGCAACTGAGGCTGCCAGATATGAGGTGTACTGGGCTAAGCAATCAGGACAGGCTCACCTGGTGGCTGCTGCTGAGAAAAAGCTGGAAGCTGCCCAGGATAACCAGGCTTTGGCTCGTAAGGCTGCCCTGGCTGCTCAAACCGATTTCTTTGCTAAGAAAAAGGCTCTGGAGGCTGCTGCTACCAGACAATCTACAGTAGCTACAGCAGCAGACACAACGGCTAAGGCTGCTAATGCTGCTGGTACCTCAATTCTAACAGCGATCACCACAAAGGCTACTCTGGCTATGAAAGCTCTTTGGGCTTCAATGATGAGTAACCCTATCGGCTGGATCCTGGGGCTTGTTGGTGCCCTGGTAAGCGTTCTTACATTGTTTAGGAGCAAAGAGGAGGAGGCTACAGATGCAATGGGTGATTTCCAGGAAACAACCAGAAAAGAGATTGATAGCCTGGAGCTGCTTTTTGCCGTAATGCAAAATAGTGAGCGTGGTACCAAAACCCACAAGGATGCTATAGAGAAAGTGAATGCGATCTGTAAGGAGTATAACAAAACGCTCCTGGATGAGAATGCTACACTGGCAGAACAGAAAGCGAAATATGAGGAGCTTACTACAGCTATCCAGAACACCACAGCAGAAAAGATCAAGGCTAAGTACACAGAACAGGCTTTGCAAAAGGCTCAAAAAGCCCAAACTGATGCTCTTGAAGATCTGAAAGAAGCTGCTGAGGATGCTGAGTATTATTCACACACTGTGTACTCTCCAAGCGTAGGAGCATATTCTGTTTACAATGATAGCAAAAGTATTCAGGATGCGAGTGCTGCTGTATGGGATGCTGTGGAGGCTGAGGCGATACAATCGGCTAATGATCTGAAAGAACTTACAGGCGATGCCTACACCCAGGCATTCAATCAGGCTCTAAGTAGGATCACTGGGCTTGTACAGACTGCAACAGGGGCTACTGATAAAGAAATGAATGCTTTTAACAGCAGCCTGAAAACATATCTTACCGATGTCGTAAACTCCTCAAAGACTGCTCAGGATGAAATTAACAAGGTAAATCAGCAGCTATCGGCTTTCTTTGCCCCACAGGACACAACCCCTGTAACTCAGAGTGTAGATTATGTTTCTATGTCGTTTGAGGAGCTGGATAAAAAGGCAAAGGAAACCCAGACAGAGATAGATACTATCAACGCAAAGAAAGTCAAGGTAGATACCGACACAAGCAAGCTGACAGAGCTTTTATCACTGCTTGGGCAGATCAACACGGCTATAGATACAAAAACCTCCAACCTTAACACAGAGGCTGGTATCAATGCCAGAATAAAGCAGCTCAAGGATGAGCGTTCCAATGTGGAGATAAACAGTGCCAGATATAAGGAACTGACAAAGGATATTCAAACACTGGAGGGCAAGCTGCCAAAGACTACTGGAGGAGGTGGTGCAAACAATATCGCCAATGCCAGAAAGGAGCTTTCACAAAAACAGCTTGAAGCAGATCGCAAACTGGAGGAGGATCGTATAGCTGTGATGGATGAGGGCTATGCTAAGCGTAAAGCCACTTTAGACCTCCAGCATAAGCTCAACCTGGCTCAGATTGATAAGGAGGAGAAAGAGCTGGCAGAAGCCAGGAAAAAGGCTGGTAAGGGTGGTTTGTCTGCCACTGAGAAAGCAGGATTCCAGGAAAGGCGTAATCTGGAGGATCAGAGTTACGAAAAGGCGAACACCGATCTGTTTGATGAGGAGATTTCCTACAGGAAAGAGCAGTATCAGCTCTATTTCCGATGGGTTAAGGCTATGGGTGCAGATGTAGCTAACAAGCAGTTTGAGGATCTGCTGAAAGGCGGTGCTTCATACTCTCAGTGGATAGATCAGGAGATCGCTAAGCTGGAACAGAAAAAGGCTCAGGATCCAGGCTCTTTCTCTGCTGGCGATCAGGAAAATCTATTCTCTCTCAATATCCAGAGGGATGAGATCAACGGAGTACGCTCTGCTATGGATCTTTTCAATGAGAGCGTGAGCCAGTCTGTAGGACAGGCTGCAACGCTGGCAGCAAAGATTGAGGCGATTGCTAAGGCTAAGGATGATCTGGCGAATGGTAAGTTTAAGCTGGGTGCAGATGAAACCCTGGAGGCTCAGAATCAGCTTGACACAATGGAGCGTGAAGCCCAGCAGGAACTCAACCAGGCTGTACTCAATGACTTTAAGAGCTATGAGGAGAAAAAGAGCGAGATAGTAGCCAATTATGCTGCTATGAGGCTCACAGATGTAGCCCAGAATAATGCGGAGCTGCTGGCTCGTATTAACAAGGGCGAGGCTGATGCCCTCTCTGCTATCAACGCTGAACAGCTCCAGGCTTCAACCGACTGGAAAAACCTGTTCCAGAACTTGGATAGCCTCACTGCTGGAGAGATTCAGAAGCTGATAACCAGCATTGAGAATGCAATGGCGAGTGCTGATCTGAAACTATCTCCTGTGGATTATCAGGCTCTCATGGATAGCCTTAACAAGGCAAAGGAAAAGGTGGTAGAGCTTAATCCTTTCAGGGCTTTAGGCAGTGCCTTTGATAGCTATATCAAGGCTTGTAAGAAGCTGAAAAGAGCAGAACAGGATAACCTTTCACCTGAGCAGATAACAGCACTGGAGAAACAGGTTAAGACCTCTGCCCAGCAGATGACAGCCAGCATACAATCCATTAACCAGGTTGTAGGTGCTGTAGGTGATTCTATGGCTTCACTGGCTTCCAGCTTTGGAGCAGGAGATCTGGCTGATACCATAGGCGGTGTTACTGATGCACTGGCTGGAGCTGGAGAGACTGCAATGGGTGTTGGCAAAATCATGTCTGGTGATCTCATTGGTGGTATTACCTCTGTGATCGGTGGTATTACCTCTGTGATTACTGCTTTCAACAAAATGCACGATGCTCGTAAGGAGAAACAGATTAAGAAACTCCAGGAGCAAGTAGAGCAGCTTGCAAGTGCTTACGATGATCTGGGCGATGCCATAGGTAGAGCCTACTCCACTGATAAGGCTTCAATGCTGGAGCAGCAGAATGAAAACCTGGAGCAGCAGAATGAGAAGATCAGACAGCAGATCCAGGCTGAAAAGGATAAGAAAGATACCGACTGGGATCGTATCAAGGAATGGGAGCAGCAAATAGCAGATAACGAAAAGCAGATCGCTGAGAACACCAAATACAATATCATTGATGCTATCAATGGTACCGATATTATGAGTGCGATTGATGATCTCTCTGCTGCCTATGCTGATGCCTGGGCTGCTGGAGAAACGGCTGCTGGTAAGTCTGCCAACTCAGTTAAGAATATGATCCGTACCGCTATCATTGAGCAGCTTAAAAACAAGCTGAAACCAGAGGTAGAAAAGTTTATGACTTACCTGGCTACAGCTATGGAGGATGGCGTTATTTCCGAGGCTGAGGAGCGTATGCTGGAGCAGATGGAGGAGGATATGGAAGAGATTTCTGATAATTACCTCTCCAAAAATAAGAAATGGATGCGTGATGATAAGGAGGAGGATAGCGAGGATCCGCTAACTGGTGCTGTACGCTCAATGAGTGAGGAAACAGGCGGTGTGATTGCTGGTAGAATGAACGCTATAGTAATCAACCAGAGCGATCAGACAGTGATAATGCGTAACCAGCTTATCTATCAGGCAGAGATCGCTGCCAATACCAGGGCTTCTGCCTCTGAATTGTCGGAGATCAAAGCGACTTTGAAAAGGATTGAAAACAAGGATAGCTCTTTGCTATCACAAGGAATCTCATAATATGGAACTGGTACAACAACTTAAACAGGATGGCATAGCGAAAGGGCTATGCCAGCCCTGGCAAAACAAGCTCAGGGATGGTGTGAGTATGAAACGCCTGGTGGATCTCTATGTGCGTGGTATTGATTTCTGCATAAAGAACGACTACCCCACACTGGACTTTATCAGGGAGAATTTCAAAGGCAAATGTGAGCCATACGGAGTATTTGTAGATGAGCAGGAGCTGGATCTGAGGAATGTGCCAGATGTTGTGCTCCAGGGGGACTGCAAAGGAACGCTCTCCTATAGCGGTTACTCTGTGTGTCGTGCTTACATACGCCACAATTCCGATGCAACTATCAAGGTGTACGGAAATGCTCACCTCACTGTAGATGTATTTGATAACGCAAACCTGGTGTTGGCTGTGGCTGGCACTAATGCCAGGGTATTAGTGAATAAGTACGGTGATGCCAGAGTAGAGTGCTCTGGTGTCGGTATCAAAGTAGTATTCAAAAACAAAAAAACTTATTGAGTATGATAGACAAAAATTTAATCTTATATCTGCCCTTTGATGATCCTGATGGCGATAAGGCGTATGATTATTCACAAAGTAGATCAGATGCCACGCTTTCTGAGGGTGCCAGCTTTTCAAGGGATGCCCAGCAGGGCAAATCTCTGGCTCTGAATGGTACAGGAGAGTGTATAACAGCTAAGAGCTTACCGCTAAGCTCTACATTTACGCTCACCATGTATGTTAAGCCCTCACACAAAAAGCTGGGCTGGCTCCTAAGTTTACCTGGTGTAGATCAGTACCTGGAGCAGTGGCTGGATGTGGTACCTGGAGAGTGGATTTTCCTGGCTTTTGTCAAGGTCGGAAAGGCATTCACTGTGTATCTCAACCATAACAAGGTGTACACTGGCGTGATGGCTGAGCAGCCTGTGGGATTCTCACTGAATGATCCTAACCTGGATGGATGTACAGCCCTCATTGATGAGGTTAAGCTATACAATGTGGAAAAGACTGCCAAAGAGATTTTCCAGATGCAAAAGGAATCGGATGTAGAATACTACATAGATGGCAGGAATTTCAAGGAGTTTGGCGTGTATGTTTCTGAAAGTGCTGGCTTGGTTGGTAGGCTTGCACGAAAGGAGGCTCTACAGGTTGAATGGGATAGCTACCACGGCACTGTGAGGGATAAGAAACGCCCACGCTATAAGGAGCGTACAATAGAGCTTGATTGCTTTATAGAGGCTTCCAGTAGATCTGCTTATGTGGAGTGGGTAAATCTGTTCTTTAGTCAGTTTGACAAAGAGGGAAACCACCGTTTGAAAGTGGAGTATTCTGGTACCACCAAACCGCTTGTGTACGAGGTGGAGCTGCTGGATGATGCGGATCCTCAGAAGCAGTGGGGTAAGTATGATCGTGATCTGATGGTGGGTAAGTTCAAGATCAAGCTGGTAGAGGATGAGCCAGTGAAAAAGGTGTTAAGGCATATCGGAACGACTGCAAACACAACAGCCCAGATCAAGGTAACAAGCTCTAAGCTGCTCAATATCTACTGGGGTGATGGTACCCACACCTACAATATTTCTGGTACCGACAAAGAGGTTACGCACACTTATACTGAGGCTGGAGAGTATGACATAGTGATAACAGGCGTAATTGAGGATATAACCAGTTTATCTACTAACGCTATTGTTGTATGGGATCTTTTGAAATAATCAAACGAAACGGAGAGAGAATACAACTACAGACCAGGGAGCCGTTTTGTGCCGTGAAATCTGCGGTGCAAAACACCTCCCTTATGGGTGATGATAATGTACAGCTCTCCTTTGTTTCCAGAGATCTTATTAACCTGGAAAAGGGGGATAAGATCCTGGTTTTCGGTGAGGAGTACACCCTGAGAACGAAAGCAGCCAGGGAAATGCTCTCTGAAACTCATTACACCTATGAGGCAACCTTTTACGGTGTGATGTATGAGCTTATGAAAAGCCTGTACCGAAACACTGATGCAAACGGAAAATCCACAAAGAGCACATTTGATCTCACCTACTCCATTAAGGACTTTATTAAGGTGCTTATCTACAATGTGGAGAGAGATTACCCTGGACTGTGGAAATTTGATGAGGCGAACTGCCCAGACACTGAGCCAATCACGCTCCAGTTTTCAAAGCAGAACTGCCTCCAGGTGCTCCAGACTTTGTGCAGCAAAGAGAATTTCAATCTGGATTTTCGCATTACTCAGGCTGATGGTGTACGCACCATTCACATAGGCAAGTTTGGATCTAAGGTGGTGCCTCCAGGTGGAAACGCTTTCTTTGAGTGGGGCAAAGGTAACGGACTATACAAGCTCAAAGAGGAGAAAGTGGATGATAAGGCGATCATTACCAGGCTCTGGGTAGAGGGTGGAACAACCAATATCAGGAGTGGCTATAGGGGCTACTCTGAAAGGCTCCAGCTTCCATATCCTAAGAGGCTCAATAAAAAGGAGCACACCCTGGCAGATGGTACCGTAATTCCAGCAGAGAGTGAATATATCGGCATTGATGATGATGCTAAACGCTACTTTGAGGATGCAGAGCTGAGGGAAATGCTGGGCAGTGATGAGGATTCAAAGGAGTATGACAACATATACCCTACCAGGACTGGAGAGGTTACAGCTCTGGTGGATGGTGATGTAAACTCTTTCATAGATAATACGATGGATTTTGACCTTTGCGAAAAGGATGCTGAGGGAACAAAGTACCTTATCTCTGGGGTGACTGCAAAGATCAATTTCATTTCTGGTAAGCTGGCAGGACAGCAGTTTGAAATAGCTGCTGAGGGTGGCTATATCCATTCAGAAAAGAAATTCAAGCTGATTCCTTTTACTGATGAGAGAGGCTTAACCATTCCTACTACAGGCACAAATGAGGCATTCAGGATCTCTGTAGGCGATAAGTACAAGATCACTGATATAAACCTCCCTGAGAGCTACGAACAGGCAGCAGAAGAAGATCTCTGGTATGCTGGTTATGATGATTTTCTCTATATGAAGCAAGCCAGGGCACAATACCAGCTCACACTGGATAGAAAGTATTTCGTGGATTCTCTGCCAGAGGATAGCGATACAACAGTATTCAAGGTGGGTGATTATGTGCCTGTACGAGATACCAGGTTTGGCATAGAAAAGAATATCAGGATCCAGAAAGTGAGCCGTAATCTCCTACTGGAACATGATTACGCCTTAACCCTCTCTGATGTTACGGCTATATCCGTGTACAGCCAGACCGTGGTAGATGTTATCAAGCACAACCAGATCATAGAGAACAACCGCCTGAGGGATCTTAACAAAGCCAGAAAGGGCTGGCGTACCACTGAGGAGCTGCGTAACATGGTGTATGATACCGATGGCTACTTTGATCCTGAGAACATACGCCCTAACTCCATTGATACCAATATGCTCACTGTAGGCTCAAAGAGCCAGCAGTTTGTACTCATTGATGTGGTGCTGGAGCCGAATGTTAGCGGACTGGGAAACCGCCTTAATGCCTCTGCTGGAGTGCTTGCACACCTCTCTGTAGAGGAGGATGGAGTAAGGCAGTGGAGCATGGGAGCCTCTGAGTTTACTATGGCTAATTCTGGAGGTTACTACCTGTTTGCTAAGTGCTCTAAGACTGGTGATAGTGGTGTTTGGTACCTGACACAGAAGCAGCTCAAATTTGAGCCTACGGATGATCCAAATAACTATTATTTCCAGGTCGGCATACTCTCCTCTCTCTATGAGGATGGTTTCAGGGATTTTGTAACCACTCATGGATTTACCCGCATCAATGGTAACACAGTTACAACTGGTCGGATAAAGAGTAGTGGTGGAGGTGATACTTATTTCGATCTTGATATGGGAGAGATTGGAGGTGTGATCGTATTCAAGTCAGGATCCAGGGGATATGATAATCTTGAAGATAAGCCTGATCTTAGCTTATATGCAACAAGCGTATATGTGAATTCTGTAAAGAATGGACTTGAAACACAGATTGATGGCAAAGTTGAGACATGGTTTCAATCGAGTAATCCATGGAATGCATGGGCTTCTGGAACAGAAAATAGGCATGTTGGTGATATGTGGTATGACACATCTTCCAAAAAACTGTACCGTTACATCGGCCCAAATACAAACAACTGGGGATTAGTTGAAGATTCTACGGCAATAGCAGCTATGACTGAGGCAGCAAATGCCAAGGATACAGCCGATGGTAAGAGGCGTGTTTTCTTGACAACTCCTTACACCCCGTATGATTCTGGAGACCTCTGGACAAACGGCACCAATATATATAGATGTATAAATACACGACTAAGCGGGAGCTATAATTCTTCTGACTGGGGTTTGGCAACAAACTATGACAACACAAAAACAGTCATAGATGGAGGCGTTGTTACATCAGGCAGGATACAGTTAGTTGGAGATTTAGGCGTTGTGAGGGCTGGAATCGCTGGAGGTGGAGCTGCTAATACAAGTGTTAGAGTATGGGCTGGAGGAACGTTTGAAAATAGATCATCGGCCAATGCTCGAATCACAGAGGATGGGCGAATCTATGGGCGCAACTCCATAATATGTGAAACAGCTGGAGGTGGTATATCTGCTGGATTTTCAAGCGATGGAACATCTACAGGAAGTGGAAGTGGTGAAGGGGCTACTCCTGGATCAATAAGGCTTTGGGTAGGAGGAGCGAGCCCTGATTACGCGCCTTTTAGGGTGGCGTTAAATGGAATTGTTGACGCAAGCCAATACCGTGCTGGAGACGCGAGATTCTATGATTCTGCCCTTCACTTGCCAAATGGAGGTCAAATAACAGCTTATTCCGTTGACGGTATTAGAGAAGTGAGATTGATTACAGGAGCAGCATACGCATGGCCTACTCTTGATATAAAGGATACGTATGAGTCTGGTACTATGTACAGTTCACATCCTGCCATCAAAGTGAGAATCGGAAGATCAGCTTACTCAAATGTTCCTCGCACATGGATTGATTGTTCTCATGCGGCAGGATGGGGATCAAACTTCCGTGTTGAATCCAGATATCTCGGAGATAGCGATTATATGGAAAGAACCGTTGTGAATGTTGGAGCAATGATGACTAAGCCTCAGTTGCAGAACAACTATTCTGCTTTAGGAGGAACGGGAACGATAAACGGATACCCAGTGTATTGGGATGAAAAAACAAAAAATTTATATATAAACATGTAAAAAATTACGAATATGAAACTTACATTAAAAGATAGAGTATTAATACTCAACAGCGTATTGCCTCTATACGATAATAGAGCAAATATGAAGCTTAAGGCTTCTATAGTTCAAAAGATTGACATTACAAGTGAGGAATCAACAAAGCTTATAATCAATCAACTTGGAAATGGCCAGGTTGAGATAGCATTGAAGGATCCAGAGCGTAATATATCGGTGTGGGCTACAGATGTTGAGTATTCATTAAGTAATGAGGAGATGAGATACCTGAAAGATCGTGTAGAATTCATAGACAAAAACGGTATGTTTTCTGTTGAAAATATGGATAGCTACGATAAGATTCTGGATGAACCAATTCAATCTACTGATTCAAGCGAATTAGAAGAGGGCTAATTGTGAGTATATATTTGCATTTAAAAAGTGTGTTTGTCAGACACAGATTTATTATATTTGCAGTTGATTTACTAAGTAAACATTAAAGATGGATAAAGTAATGTATAGTTTACGGATCCTCTCAAAAGGCAAAGTAGAGGATCTTTCTAAGGGCTTCAACCTGGGAGGCGTGCCATTCTCAGTGTTTGTACGACCTAAGAAAGCCACTATGGAAACAAATGTAATCTTACCCTGTAAGCTCATTTGCGACAACAAAGCTGGCGATTTCCCAGTGCCATTGAATGACTGGACACCAGGAGTAATAGTAGAGATTTCCCCAGATGCTATTAACCTGACAGAATACGATGTTTATTGGGGAGCAGGTGAATCTATTAAATAATTAACAACAATGGGATTACTTTTAGGAAGTGGCAACACTAAGCCACAGTACCCTTACGATATGTGGTATGGGGTACAGGGTGATTTCACAAGCCAGGATTACAAGCTCACCAGAGTTGGTAATTTGGACTTGCACCGTACACTGCCTATTCAGGCAAAGCTCAGGCGATTTGTGGAAAACACAGATGGCTCAGTTAAGTATTATCTACACCAGAACGACAGCCGTAAAAAGGATGGTGGAGCTGCTGCCAAACTTGATACAACGGATGGTAATGTTATGCTGGAGGTACCAGAAATGTATTTCCGTTTGGAGATATCTGGCACTAAGTGGATCTATGCGATCTCTGAGTACCCTCTGCCTGGCTTTATCAAGCTGGAGCGTAAATCTATCGCTCCGTGGTTTTCAACGATTGACACAACAAACAGCGTGGCTGTATCAGGTTGTTTCCTTACCTGGGATGGTAACGAGATTGCCAGGGATGCAAACGGCATTGTGATCTGTACTCCTAACGCTGCTCAGTTCAGAGGTGGATCTGGAGATTCTGATGCTTCAAAGGATGGCACCTATAACTCACAGCTCGGTATGGGGCGTACCTCTATCGCTAAGTCTGGTGTTAGACCGTACTGCAAGAACGGCACACACCACGGAGCCTACAGAGCTTACAATACTATCGCCTGGCTCCAGAGGATTGAGTATGCTTCACTCCACTGCCAGGACACATACACTGAAACACTCACAGCAGATGGTTTCCACCAGGGAGGACTTGGTGCTGGCTGTAGCGTAAATGGAGATCAGTGGAATACCTGGGGCGGTTACAAACCTTTCGTGCCTGGTGGCGTTACTGCTGTTCTGGGTAACAACACTGGTAAGGTTTCCTACACGATCAAGGGCTGGACTGGTGGCGATAAGGTAGTACAGGTTACATCTTACAGAGGCTTTGAGGTACCTTTTGAATATCTCTGGATGCTTGCTGATGATGTGCTTATCTATCACTCTCCAGATTCTGCTGAGGCAAGGAGTACAGCGTATGTGTGTGAGGATCCTACTAAGTTCACCTCTCACTCAGATAGTGCTACAACCGTTCCTGATGGCTATGTGGCGATCACTAATCTGCCTCGCTCCTCAGAGTATATCAAGACATTTGGAATCTCCACAAAGGGCTACTCATTCCCTGATGCCATAGGTGGCAGCTCCAACAAGGGAGGATGTGATTATTTCTATCATCCTGGAGTAGATGCCTCTGGATGGTATGGTGCCCTCCTGTCTGCTCTTGCGACTGGTGGTGCGAATGCGGGTTTCGGTTGTCTGGGTACGAGGCGTCGCTCCTCGTCTGCGGGTGCGCACATTGGGTTCCGCTTGTGCCGTAATTAACGGACTGCAAAACTCAATGCACGGAGCAACGAAAAATGTGTTGATTGAAATTCTTTGAAATAATGGGTTGTGGTGTTCAGGGGTGCCCTCCTGTCTGCTAATGCGAATAATGGTGCGAATGCGGGTTTCGGTTATCTGAATACGAGGCATCGCTCCTCGAATGCGAATGCGAACATTGGGTTCCGCTTTTACCGTGGTTTTCCTTACAATAAGATATAGACTGTTGAACACCACAACCTTACCACACAGGGGCTATCGGTACGCTGGTAGCTGGTAAAATAATATAAGTTAGATCGGTGTGAGTAAGGTAATTGAAAGCTCCGTTTTAGACCAACGGCACATTATGAGTGGAAAGTATTGCACATATCAGGACATAAAAGGTATATATTCTGATTACGATGATTGCGGTTATTACATAGGAGATACAGGTAAATTCTATGATTCACCAGGCAAGAAAGTAAAGAATATCTATCACCTGTTATACAGTAATGAAAATCTGTGTAAGGCTCAATACAACGCTCAGAAAGGCAAAGGTGATCGCACTGAGATAAGGAATTTCAATGAGAATCTGCTGGAGAATATGGATGATCTCTACTGGATGCTCAGGAATGAAACTTATACACCTGGAGAGTACAGGGTTAAGATTATCAAGGATCCAAAGGAAAGAGTGATTATGATAGCTCCTTTCTTTCCTGATAGGATAATACACCACTGTATAATCAATGTGATGGGGCGATACTGGACTAACCTGTTTATCGGAAACACATACGCCTGTATCAAGGGGCGTGGTATTCACAAATGTATGGAGGATGTGCATACTGCTCTGATAACGGATAGGAAAGGAACACGCTACTGCCTAAAGATTGACATAAGAAAGTTCTATGACAATGTAGATCACTCGGCAATGAAAAAGATCATACGCTATGGTATAGCAGATGAGCAGTTGCTGGGGCTGTTGGATAAGATAATAGATAGTAACGGTAAAGAAAAGGGTTTGCCTATCGGAAACTTTACCAGTCAATACCTGGCTAACCTCTACCTAACCTACTTTGATCACTGGGTTAAGGAGGAGCTGAGTAAGATTGTGATGGCAAAGTATGGGGTTAAGTTCTACTATTTCCGATATATGGATGATATGGTGATTCTATGCGAAAGCAAAGAGGCACTGCATTTTATTCTGGATATGATGGGGCTTTACCTGGCTGCTGAGCTGAAAGTGGAGATAAAACCGAACTGGCAGATCTTCCCTGTTGATGCTCGTAGTATTGACTATGTAGGTTTTGTGCAAAATCACTATGGGATCCTGCTGAGGAAAGGTATTCTAAAGCGATTCTATATAAAGCTCAAAAAGGTGCAGAAACAATATGAGATCAACGATGAAACAGCGATTAAACACCTCTTTCCATCTGAATATGGCTGGATAATCAGATGCTCGGAGGAACATAGTAAATTCATATTTAATAATTGTATAAACAATGGAAAGAAATGCTTTGACTACAGGGCTGTTGGCTAAGGAAACTCCAGCCGTTATTGATAATCTGAACAACGGACAGGGTACATTCCTGTATAACCACAACATCCAGACCGTTCTCGTTAAGGAGGATGAGCATGGTGGTATTGTAATCACCACCGATGAGAAAGAGGCTACTGGCACTATGGTACAGTATGACAGCCTCAGAGTTGAGTACCCAAAGACTGCTGATAACATTTTCGGCACACTGCTCACTGCAAAATACCCAGCTAATACTGAGAGCAAGCTGGTGAACGAGTACCAGAGTGCAGAGCTTGGTTTGCTCCCTGAGGATGCTAAGATCCCTTATCAGGATTTCCTGAAAGATCGCCTGGCTTTGCGTGCAATGGTTGATGCTGATTGTGAAAAGAACAACATCCCTACTGATCTATGAATTACATTGAGGACTTTGTAGAAGAAAATGCAACCTCAGATGATCTATTTGATTGCGAGTACACTTCTGTAGATGCTGTTATCAATGAGGTAACAGTGTTTACAGGGTGGACTGAGCGACAAACGGAGAATGGGCTAAGAACACTCATAGCCTATGGTGAGGGGCATAACCGATCAGCTTTCTACACCGATAGTAAGAAGCTCAAAGAGGTGGTAGCTGCTCCAGGCAGAAAATTCCCTTTCAGAGCCATTATTAAGGTGGTGAGCTATGGAACTATGCACGGATTCAAATTCTTTTCTCCAAACTCTCCGATCACAAAGGAGGACAAAGAGAATTTTGATTTCTACAAACGAAGCAAAAACAGGAGGAATAGATAAAATGGAAGATAGCAATATTTTGAAAGGTACATCTGCATCTATTTTAGGTGCTGAAATGTTAGGGCTGCTCTGGGATTTACGCTGGTTGATAATGCTTGCAATTATCCTTGTAATAGTTGATTTTAGGTTTGGTATTAAAGCAGCACAAGCAAGGGGTGAAAAAATACGCAAAAGCAAAGCTGGACGTAGAACGGCAAACAAGCTGATTGATTACATCTGCTATTTGGTTCTGGGCGGTATTCTGGGACGTGCTATTGGTGAGCCTCTTGGTGTAAGTCACATTATTGTTGCTGCTGTCTGTATGGGATTAGCTTGTTTGTTTGAAATCGATAGTATTATACATAATATTTGCGAAAGTAAGGGCTTGAAATTTCATTTTTCGATGTGGAAAATGGCACTTGCTCTGGTTAAAAAAAGGCGCAAAGATCTGGGTGATGCTATTGAGCAGGGAATGGAGCAGGATAATCCCAAATAGAATATACCAGGTGAATTTTAATAAGTAAGCTATGGCAAACGTCAAAGAATTGGCTCCTTTTATTTTGAAATGGGAGGGTGGATTTGTAAATGATCCACAAGACTTAGGGGGAGCAACAAATAAAGGTATTACTATGGGTACCTATGAGCAGTATTGCAGATTGAAAGGTTATCCCAAACCGACCATAGAGAGATTGAAAAACATCACTTCTGAGCAATGGATGGATGTACTGAAAACATTATACTGGGATAAATGGAAAGCTGATGAGATCAAAAATCAATCAGTGGCAAATATCCTTGTGGATTGGCTTTGGGCATCTGGAAGCTATGGCATAAAATTGCCTCAAAAGGTTCTCAATGTTACCATTGATGGAATTGTAGGATCTAAAACAATAGCTGCCATTAACAGCCGTGATCCCAAAGAGCTGTTTGATGCAATAAAAGCAGAGAGAGTAGCATTTATTGACCGTATATGCCAGTCCAGACCTGCGAACATCAAATTCAAAAAAGGATGGTTAAACCGAATTAATGATTTTAAGTATGCGTAAAATTCTGATCTATGCGGTTATATTCTTGTCAATACTGGCAGCTGTTCTGTATTGGCAATTGAGTGAAGTAAAAACGGAAAAGAAGCGTTTGGTTAATAACCAGGAGGCTCTCCTTACCGATGTGGAAACTTATAAAACTGAGGCTGGCAAAAATGCTGCCTCTGTTTTACGCCTGGAGCTTTCAAAATCAGAGCTGGAGGCATATAACGGAGAGCTTACCCAGAGGATAGAGGATCTTAATATCAAGTTGAAGCGTGTGCAAGCAGCTACAACGACTGCAACGCAGACAAATGTAGAGATTAAGACCATTATAAAAGATACCATTATATATAGAGATACTGGTATGTTGGTATTGCCAGCAATCAAGTGGCAGGATCCCTGGGTAAATGTGGATGGTATTATTAAGCCTGATAGTACGGTGGATCTTTCCATACAATCTGTAGATACACTGTTCCAGGTCGTTCACAGGGTACCAAAGAAATTCTGGTTTATAAAGTATGGTACCAAAGCGATCCGACAGGAAATAACAAGTAGCAACCCTCACACTAAGATAGTGTACTCTGAATATATAGAGCTGGAGGGGCGAAAAAAGAAATAGCTTTCTGTAGAACAACTTTTATTTTGTTCAAAAACCGCATCTGCTGTGAAGCCCATGCGGTTACTTTTTTGTCATTTCAAAAAATTGTCATACCTTTGTCGCACCGATCTGAAAATCGGTGTTGCAAAAGAGAGATCCCAGTTACCTTTTCGGAGGGGCTGGGATTTCGTATAAATAGCAGAAATTCTACTATAGTTCTACAGAATTGCAACAAAGCTCCCTAAGTGGCTGATTTAGAGAATTGAAATAAAAGTTTCCTAAACTTTAGATTCGGGTTCGATTCCCGGCCGTGCTACTACTTCTTAATCCGTTTTCAACGAAGAATCTTTGGAAGTGGCAAAGCTTTCTGGTGCTTTCTTTGCATCGAATCTCTTAACTTCTTCAATCGTACTGATGGTAAGCTTTCCACTATATCTACTACCCATCTCAATTTCAAGTGCATCTGTCTCAATGTCACCTTGTACAGTTCCGGTTGACTTTAGAATGATTTCTTTACTTTTGATATTGCCTTTGATGTGACCGAAAAGAATGATATAATCACTCTCCATGTTACCTTCTATGTAGGCATTCTCACCAAGTATTATTCCCTTTTTAAGATTTATATTTCCACGCACTTTTCCCTCAATCCTGATGATGCTATCACCAGAGATATCACCAATAAATTCGATATCACTTCCCAGGATTGTGTTAATTGGCATTGAATCTAATTTAGACACACCTGCATCTCTTTTCTTGTTCGAGTTGTCCATTTCTACTATTTTTTTTGCTTTTTCGTTAGAGGCATTGTTACTACTATTCCAGATCAA